TTCATACCACTTTATAGTTTCGTCCAAACCCTTCCATAGAGGAGTAAATGCTTCAAACTCAAATTCTCTTAGAGCTTTTGAAGTGTCTAATTGTCTTTGCGGTTGACCATCAGGACCACCCACATAATTAAACGTTCCGTTAAAACCTACTAATGAAGCAATTATATGATAAAGATTGCTCAGAGGAGTCATTTCTCCTGTGCCAAGATTAACAGGCTCTGGTCTATCATACTGCACTGTAGCTTTTACTATACCAACCGCCGCATCTCTTACATATAGAAATTCTCGGCTAGCTTTACCAGTACCCCAAACTTCTACTGTGTTTCTTCCTTCGTTACGTGCATCAACACATTTCTTTATCATAGCCGGAATTACGTGAGACGTTTGTGGGTCGAAATTATCTCTTGGCCCATATAGGTTAACCGGAATGAGGTAGATGGCGTTGAATCCGTATTGTTGACGGTAGGCTTGCGCCATGGTAAGCAATGCTTTCTTCGCAATGCCGTAGGGCGCATTCGTTTCCTCGGGATAACCATTCCACAAGTCCTCTTCTTTAAAAGGTGTAGGGCAAAACTTAGGGTAAGAGCAAACCGTTCCTACCTGCACAAACTTACTTATTCCCAGCTTGCGTGAAGTTTCCATCAAGTTAACGCCCATCATCAAATTCTCATAAAAGAATCTTCCGGGTTCAGCTTGATTAGCTCCAATACCACCACAAGTAGCTGCAAGATGTATGATTACATCAGGCTTTAACCATCCTAGGTACAAATCTACTTCTTTAGGTTTTACTAAATCACAGTAATGACTACTGGAACGAATTACTTCTCCGCATTCTGCTTTATAAAGCTCTTCCACTACATGTGATCCTAGAAATCCTGAACCACCTGTAACAAGCACTTTTTTATCTCTGAGTCCTGCCATATTCTTCCCTTATATCGTGATCTACCATCAGACGGACAAGTTCTTTAAACTTTACTCTTGGTTCCCATCCAAATGCATTTCTTGCTTTGCTAGCATCACCTTGTAGTATATCCACTTCGGCAGGACGATAATATTTAGGATCAATCCCAACAAAGGAACTCCAATCCAAACCAACATACTCGAAAGCTTCAGTAACAAAGTCTCTAACCGTGTGGGTTTCTCCAGTAGCCACCACGAAATCGTCTGGTTTCTCATGTTGTAACATCTTCCACATACATTCAACGTATTCTTTAGCGTATCCCCAATCCCTCTTTGCGTCGAGGTTGCCAAGTAGCAATCTGTGCTCATATCCGTGGTGGATTCGAGCAACAGCTTTAGTGATCTTGCGGGATACGAAGGTTTCCCCTCTTCGTGGCGATTCATGGTTGAACAATATGCCATTGCTGGCAAATATACCGTAACTTTCTCTGTAATTTACTGCGGTCCAATAACCAAATAACTTCGCCACTCCGTAAGGACTACGAGGGTAAAAGGGGGTTGTTTCTCTTTGGGGTACTTCCAGCGGCATACCAAACAGTTCACTAGAACTTGCCTGATACACTCTAGATTCGGGCGAATGTGCCTTTACAGCCTGCAATAAATTAAGGGTTCCAATCGCATCCACATCGGCTGTGTATCTGGGTGCATCAAAACTGACGCGCACATGAGATTGGGCACCAAGATTGTATATTTCTGTTGGTCGAATTGAGGAAACAATCTCTGCAATTGATCCAGAGTCGGTAAGATCACCATAAACGAGGTGTAATCTGTCGAATATATGGTCGATTCTGCCAGTATTGAAGCTACTAGATCGTCTGAGAATTCCATGTACAGAATATCCTTTATCTAAAAGTAATTCGGCCAAATATGATCCGTCTTGGCCCGAGATTCCAGAAACGAGGGCGACTTTACGCTCTGCCATTTTTAGCCTTCTTTTTTCTGGCAATGGACTTTTTTATGCCAGCCATACGTCTTGCTCTAATAGCTGGATTTTTCCACTGCAATTTAAGTCTGTCAGATTGTTTTTTCCTTGCTTCTGGCGTTGCATTCGCCCATCGGCCAAATGGCTTTGTTTCTAACTCGTTCAATATAGATTTGGCTTTTTCTTTTTTTATTATCAAAAAACTAACAATTTGAAATAAAACCCAATAACATCTTGCTGAGCCTTTCAACACATAATGATACATAGGTTTTCTTCCAATATGACTTTTACCAAAAGATACCCTACGTATAGAAGAACCACATCCTATAACTCTTCGCATTTCTTCTACAAAACTTTTATTAGTATTCCCCATTTGGATCATCACTCTACGTCCTTCTTTCCCGTAGTTATACAATCCAAAGCTTCCTTCTCCATCAATAACCGCTGCTAACCAAGCTGCTTCTGCTGTGGTAAATTGACGTATTTCCGGTTTTTTATCTATCTTTGTAATAAGTGCTGATTTCTGAGTCGTTGCCATTCTAGTTTATCCTGCTCTATCACTCTATAAGCCTCTGGGTTCTGGGCTGTATTAGAAGACCATTGGTGATAGGCTGTAAAATCATTGAGAATAACTGTCTTCCATCCAATCTGTCTTAGTATGGTAAACATGTATTCATCCCCAAACCAATGTCTTAAGCCTCTTGGTATAGGGTAAACCTGTGCTACTGCCTGTTTTGGTAGGAAAGTGAAAAACCCCGGAGTAGAAGAGGCTATAGTAACGTTGTTTATATCGGCGTTACTTACAGGTTCTCCTACTCGCGGAAGAATAATTTCGTCTGGATGCTCTGTAGCCCTGTTGATTACCAGATTGTACCAACCGGGATGAAGTTCAACATCTGAAGAGCCTAGACCTATAAGATCATAGTCATGCTCTAATCCGTACTGCATGATTTCATTCCAGCCACCGTTACAGTACGTATTCTCTGCCATAGTTATGACTTTGATTCTATCTCCGTATCTGTAAGCTTCCTCTTTTACATCCTGAGGAGCGCAATTATCTACCACAAGTACATCCGTTGGTGTACTTATTAATGATCTTAAACAAATTCTAGTAAGATCAGGTATTGCAAATATAAGTACACCAGATAACACTCGCATTAAAACTCCTGCTTAGTATCTTTCCACTTATGTTCGTAAGCCCATTTATTAACGTCGGTTTGTTCCTGAATCTTATCGTATTCCCAATTCTCATTACGCATAAAGGTTTCAGTTCCCCTACCCGTAACTCCCTCACCCGTCTCTGGGTTTTGAACTCTAAACACTCCATGTTGAACATACAGTTGGGGCGCTACGGCCAGTTTGTAACCAGCATTAACTACTCTTCTAGAGTAATCACAATCTTCCCAGCCGTATCCAACAAATGTCTTATCGTCCAGATACCCTACCTTATCGACCACTTCACGCTTTATGAAAGTGCATACTAAAGCGAGGTATCGGTTAGAGTAAATTAGTTCTTTATCAGACTCTTGCTTTTGTAAAGGATTGTCTGCCCCTCCAATTATTCTTGGGGAAAGCATTCCTATCTTAGGATCAGAATATGCCAGCCTTCTTAGCTCTTCGACTGTGTTAGGCTGCTGGAACAGTACATCATCTCCCATATACAATATGTCATTGGTGTAGGGCACATTCATCCAGCCCATCGTAGCGTTTCCAGCCATGCTAAACTTTTGTGGGCCGTACACTACATGCCAATCATAGGGGATATGTTCTTTTAATATGCTTCCACCATCTACTACCAGCACACAGCGAGTGTCTTTAGCATAGAGGTCTTTGTATTTTACAAACTGTTCTAGTATTGTAGGATATTTACTGAGTACCACAATAGTAGTGTCTCTAGGAGTCATTGTTTTCTTAATGGTCTGTATATCAAGCTCTTTTCGGCAGGCACAGACTCAACCCTCGCAGAACCTTGTGTTCGTTTCTTTTCAATCCCAGCAGTTATGTAGTTCTCAATTAAGTCCCACTGGTGTACGCCCTTTAAAGCAAGTTCATAGTTATTTTGTATAGCCAATAGTAATGAATCATATGATGTTCTAGTAAGCGTGGATAGTATCCTGTGCAATCCTTCTGTAGTAGAGAAGGTAATGATTCCATTTTCGTCAAAATGTACTCCGATATCTGGGGCTCCCCAGTAGATAGGGACGGTTTTGGCGATGAAGCAATCAATGATTTTTTCTGAGTAATATCCATTGTGTCTTGAATTCTCCGGTACTATACTGAACATGTATGGTTCTAAAACAGCCCTCTTATCAGGAATGATAGGAGGAGAGCGATGCTTAAATACTCTAAGATCACCAATAGATTCGGGCAATACTTCATAGATTTCCTGTCTAAGTCTGTGGCCGGGAAAAAAGTTTTTAGAACTGGTAAGAAATGAAACCGCAAACTCTTTCTTGGTCACGTCACAAGGTACATAGTTCATTTCTACGGGATTTTTATGCTTTATACCGTCCCAATTCATCACACCGAATGGATCAACTGTGTCCCATTTGCGAGGTAGCCAACTACATGCGGATTCAGTAAGGAATACAGCATTAGGGCACTCTCTTAGTACTCGTTCATCCCATGCCATTATAAGGTCGTAGAATCGGTGATTAGCAATCAACTTGTCTATTATGTTTAAGGTTTCTGGCGGCTCACACTGATGCACAACTTTAAAATAAGAATCATCGTTATATTCGGGATTTAAAATGGCGTCATCCCAATATATACTTACAGATTCTTCTCTTTTCATAAAATTTTTATTTAAATCAGGTGCATCACCTATGGCACTAGATGTATAACATTTAGGATGCTGCATTTGTCTTTTTCCTTTTATAATATTCCTTAGCTATAAAAGACTTACAAACTTTGCATTCTCTATTGCCTTTGGGAGTCAAGTAAACATTACTTTCAACTAATTCATGACCTCTTTTGCAATGCGTCCTTCTTATACCTAAACGAGCTTTATTACCTTTTTTGGATTCACTTATCTTACGTCTATGTTCTTCCGAAAATATTCTGCCCCTTAAAGCTTCTGCCTGTTTTCTATGTCCTTCAGAAGTACCTGTATTTCCTTCTCCTCCATCTGTTTGATTTCTAAGAATTCCTGTCCCTAAATCTTTTCTACCATAGTAAAAAATCAAAAACTTTTCTGCTTCAAAAGCATCAGGTTCGGTAGGAAATTCTTGAATAAGAACACGATCTTTTGGAGGAGCATATTGTATTCTATTGCCAACCTTGTGTCTTTCAAAGGCTCTCTTTTTATAACTGCCTTTACCTACATAGTAAGGAGTTCCGTCTTCTCTAAGCCACATATAAGTATAAAATGTTTTTATCTTTGGCACTGAGTCTTAACCTCTCGTTCATACACCCTAATAAACTCTTGAATCAGTATCTTTCTGTCTACATTGTGATTATGCATACACCAAGAAAATATTTCTGATTCATACTTAGGCATTTCTACAGGCTTTCTGAGCGATCTACGCTCTGGCATTATTCCTAAGTTTCTGCCGTAATGCAGCATGTAGCGGTCATCGTGTTTTAGTAGTATACCATTACGATTCATCGCTCTGGATACCCAAGCTTCATCGTTATTATCGCTGGGGAGAATATCATCGGCCACTATTTTCATAGCCTTTTTTGACAGCCAATAATTGAATCCCCATGGGGTCTGATTATTAGGCGCACATTCGTGTCCAACAAAATCGTATTGTTCGAACCCCGAGCGAAGTATCTTACAAGGGTTTATAACCACGTCATCGTCACACTTAAGCATATAATCATATTCATGATTTAATGCCCATTTGACAATTTCTTGAACTTTATTTGGAAGCCCTTGATAATCGTCTCTACAGTTAAGTTGCACACTAAAGTTATCTTCTGTAGTGTGCAAATCTTCTGTACCTTTAAAGAACCGTACATCGGCTCCTTTTACCAAGGGCATCCATGTATTTCTAATTACTTCTACCCAATCTTCTCTACCGTTACAAGTAACTATTGCTATTAAAATTTTGTGTGTCATTAACATTCAAACAAGAATCTTGCAAACCCTGAGGCTGGATCAGAAATAGATGAAATTGCTCCAAGAGTAGATGGCATAGCTCCACCAGACATGCTATTAGCAGCCTTACCTGTACGTACTTGGCTTCCGTTGACAATAGAAAAATAACCAGCAGAACCAGATGACAAAGTAAATCCCATAGCAGATGTCATCAAGTGATTTGTGGAACTGCATCCTAACCAATAAACACCGGGGCTAAGTGTAACAGGTGTAATACTTACAGTTACTACTGATCCTCCCGGTGTGCCGGGGAATGCATTTGCTCCAGCATCTATTAACTTTGTGTTTCCATCAAATGAATATATAGCGCAGCTAGCATTTCCATTACCACCAGCACTATTAGGTATAGCCGATATTTTTCTAATTGTGTAAGAAGCTAACAATACAAACTGATATGCCAATACTTCGTTGTCGTTGTTTGCTGGGGTGTATTGTCCAGAAGAAGAAGTGTTTGCTCCTATAATTCCCAAATCAGGGAAGAACCAACCCTGTCCAGATGTCGAAAAAGCTGTTCCGGCTGCTACCCATGTACCGTCACCTCTCCAAAAAGTTGAAGAAGATGCGCTAGTACCACTGTTCATCTGGTTAACAGAAATATTTCCTGTAAGGTTTGAAAATCCTATGCTAGGAAGGTCTGCCAATACTAATGAACGGAAGGTAGGAGATGCAGCAGGCCCACTGGAAGGTCCAGAGAACACTTTATTAGCAGGCTCAGTAGCAAATGCAATGCTTATATTACCTGCTGAAGTTACTGGTGATCCAGTGATAGTCAAAAATCCTGAGCTATCAACTAAACCTACGCTGGTAACCGTACCGCTAGTGCCTCCTCCAGCTTGTCCTATACTTTGATCGGGGTATACTTGAGATACCTGTCCATTCAACCCTACTACAACTGTGTATGTGCCGGGAAGTACGTAAAAATCATAATGTCCAAAGCCATCCGTAAGAATAGGTTGTGTTATAGGAACTAAACCGTTAGGATCACTGTAAATAGGTGGCTAACGGAGATGGGGGAAGGAACGCAGTGTTTGCTGGCTGGGTTGCCACATATATCTGGGCTCCAGATACGGCTGCACCAGTTACTGACTTAACCCATCCATCCATTCTAAAGTAAGTTGGTACAGCCATAAGATTAAGCTCCTAAAATTGATCCGAAAGAAAATCCTTTTGCTGGAGGTGCTGGTTTAAACGCAGCAGCAGATGCAGCCCAATTTGCTTCAGTACCACCAGAAAATGCGGTTGCAATAGACCCTGAAGCTTGATTAAGAATATACTGCAACGATCCAAATGTAGCCACAGACATATTAATGCCGGGAGTATAACCAGTACCAGCCGAAAGATTGCCCGAATCTCCAACGAATGAACATACACATAAATCAGTGTTAGCTATTACAAGATTAGCAGTGCTTGGTGTGCTGGCTGTACCAGTATTATTATGGTTAGTCTCTTGGACAGTAAATTTGTTTCCGGCTGTTAATACACCAGTGAATACGTACACAGCAAATTCAGCAGTTATGGTGTGAGTTACGCCAGAACCAGCAAAAATCCATGGAACAGATATTGTACTTCCTGCTGATATAGCGGGACAGTTTTGTAAGTAATATAAATAATTTCCTCTCGCAGAAATTGGAGATGCTATATTTATGGCTGTTTGTGCAGTCTGTACCCAATCCGACTGTGCCGCTCCCGGCACCGCTGGTTGCATGGTTGGAATTTCACGGTTACCTAAAGTAGATGCGGTAACGTTCGCTGCTCCATGCACTAATATAAGGCTTCCGGCTGCTACATTACTAGGAAATGTTGCACTAGTATTTAATGTAAATGGTGTAGTATTTGTAGTGTTTCCATTCCCACCAAGAAACGATTGTGCTAATGCAATGCTCATTATGGCACCGTTATATTTAAGGTAACGTTGATTCTTGTTACCGTAGCAACTGAGTTCAAATTAAACTGTAGTTGATCCCCAGCATTAATAGCTGTAGTCCACTGTGTTAAAGTTAAGTTCTCATTCTTTTGCGCTGAAGACAGAGTTGGTTTATCGGTACCCGCTATAGAAGCAGTGGTAGGAAAACCCGCGTATGTTGAACGCAACACATCTACAACGGCTGATCCTGATACATCAGATGTGATCACCCAGCCTGTAATCGTACAGGCAAAAGGTATACTTAACTGGCCCTTAACACCAGTGCCGGGGGTTGATCCTCCACCGTCTATGGTGTAGTTAATAGCGGCAACTCGTGGGCTTAATGCGATGGTAGTACCGTTGATAGTAATTCCATTACCAGCAACTAACCCTCCACCCAAACCGATTGTTTGATCTGGGTAAGATTGACTCAATAGACCATTAAGATAAACACACACTGTATAAGTGCCGGGAGTTACATAAAAATCATAGTGCCCAAAACCATCAGTTATAATAGGCTGGGTTATAGGCACTAACCCGTTTGGATCACTAAAAATATTTTGGAGTGGGGTAGGAGTAGGATTAGCTGCGGTTAAGCTAGAAGGCACATTTGCAGGCTGCTGTACTACGAAAACTTGCGCTCCCGGTACGGCTGGTCCTAATGTTCCTTTTACAAAACCGTCATCTCTAAAAAAGGTTGGTACGTTTGCCATCACTAACTCCTATTGCCAGAATAAATTATAGGTGCCGTTCGTATAAGAATCTCCACCATTGTAACTTCCATACGGAGGCCTAGCGTAATCAATACTTTGTTGTCTGCGAGTGATTCCATTCTTCAATTGGAACATAGCATCAGCAGCCAACACTTTAAGGTCGTTCAAACCGGGACTACCCAACATCACCGCATACTTTACTGCGGTCTTTAAAGCTACTGCGTCAGTGCAATCAATGATAGGCACGTAAGTAGAAGCAAAATCCAAGGTTTGACTAAAGAAGGTAGCAAGTGTACACCAGTAACGCATTCTAACGTCATTAGTTTGTGTAGCACCTACAAACCAGATATTATCATTTCTCCATTCCCAGTAACAAAGCTTTGGACCTTGATAGCAGGATGGTAGACCAAACTGAGGTTGTTCCATGGGTACAAATATGTCGTTGGAACCAGTCTGTCTTTCCCATAGTCTTACAGGGTAAATCATATCGGCAGGTAATTTAAGGTTTGAATTTAAAGTCAAACCGTCAAAGTACCCGTTAAAACTTAAATACGTCTGCACATCAGGGTTAGGCCCACCTAGTCCATTCTCCAAGCTGTTAAGTGGAGTAAGACCAGATACGATCACGTTGTCTTTAAGTAAAGTAGGCTGTCCAACGTTTCTTAACTCTCTGTATAACTCTCTGATGGATGCATTAAGAAATGGTTGTGTAAAAGGTGAAATAGCAGGATTATCAGTAAATACCTGTCCTTCTCCCGGTGTGCTTGTGGCTCCAGCTTGAGAGTCGTTTACATAAGCACGCACGAGATTCATAATGGTCAGAAGGGAAGTATCCCCTGTATTCGATGGTATATTAATTGTCGGGCTGCTCATGCGCTCTCCATAAAATAGAAAAGCGCCACCCTACCGGAAGTAATTACAACCTCGGCAGAGTGGCGCAAATGTTACATGGCATCTTACGATCAGAACCGTTCAACGGACTCAGAACGCTTACTTGGCTATGATTTTCAAATGCCAAGCTTGTTTACTCTGACGGAATACCAGTAGGTCTTACAACCTTAGGGGCTGCGGGTGTCTGAGGCACCTCTGCAACTGCTACTGTAGCTTCCTTAGGAGCGAACTTTGGATCACCCGTTGCTTCAAATGCCTGAGCACGAGTGCGCTTACCTGATTTCACAGTGCGTTCCCAATCAATGATACATAGATCACCGGACGCATCAATATGGTAAGCCATGCCCTCTTTAATACGGGCACCGCAATTAGGACAATCTGCGGGACGACTTCTCTTAGCGTGCCATTGACGCTCTTCACCAAAGTACTCACATGCTGCGTGATGCTCTGGGGATAGAATTTCCCCGAGCTTAGCAGGAGCAGATGCTTGTACAGTGTCAGCTTGATCAATCAGGAACTTATAATAACCTTCCATACGATCATAGGCACGATTAATTTCTTTTTCGGTGGGTTCCGCTAATAGCTCTTCACCATTAGGACCACGCTTACCAACGTTGCCGGGACCATTCAAACTCCAGAATACACCCTTTTTACCAAGATCATGACCAACACTAAAAGAATTTCTTGCGTCAATAACTGCATCTTGGTTTAGAGTCAGGTTTTCTGAGTTGATAACGTCCATAGCAAAACGACGGGCATCTAAGGTATCAAATCCCATAGCACTCTGATCTACGCTGGTACGAGGAAGAACCATGGGCTGTGGGAATCTACCACATACTTGAAATTTCTTACCCTTTGGTCTTCCAACTAAAATAATTTCTTTTGCAATAGGAGGTCTAGAAACCTTGTATACTTCTTCTGAGACATTATATAGGTATACATAGTATTCTGGCGCTCTTCCTAGCAAATAATCGAACGCATTAAACTCATAACCAAGATTAAATGCTTCGTTTTTCGCCCTAGTCAAATCTGGGCGAGTTGTAATTCCGGCGTTAACATCAGCCATTAAGTTTTATCTCCTTGAGTCATCCACTGTTGTCGGCCAATCTCACTGTCTACTGTATGAGCACTGAGTCCTCGACCTAGTTGTTTTGCATTGGTTACCATTTTGTTCCAGTAATGAGTCATTTCTTCTACCTTTTTATCAATGATAGATGTACGGCAACCTTGTCTTGAATATGATACTGGACCTTTAAACGACAGAGAGGAGTCTCTCATCACGTCTTCAATCATTTGAAGGTCAGCTTTATCTTCTTGTTCTTTTTGCTGCTTTATAGCTTCCATTTTTTTAGCATCAGATATATCTTTTGCCATCATGATAATAGGAACTATAGTTTGAATCAGGTAAGAATTCAGAGGCATAGGCTCTGTTTTCATATTACCATTCTTCATATCTCTCCACTGTAAATGGTAAAGCACTTTGTATTTACCTTGATAAGGATACTCACCTAGGGTTTGTAATCCTGTTTCGTCATCGTAGTTTCCTACATAGTAGCTTTCGGGGGTTCCATAAACTACAGCGTCTTCCCATTGCATCAGGAGCCAGCAAGGGCTACCATGACCAATAAGTAAATCTCTATAACCTTTAAAGGAGGGCTGATTCTCCGGGTGCCAATGTCCCCCTGCGCGATATAAGCACTCGTCTTCACCGCCTTGACCCCAACGTACTATAAAATTGGGCATGTCGTAGCGGTTAAAACCACCAACTTCATTTAGCCTATCTTGAAATTCTTGGGGACATTGATAAAGTTGGTAAGTATCTTTACGATTACTCATTTGAATTGCTCTGAGCCTTCTTTAATGCTTCTATCTGAGCCTTCTTTTTCTTTACATATTCATCCACTTCGGTACGCAGAGCGGCTTTTTCTTCTTCTGTCTTAGCAAGTCTTTCTTCCATAATGAAATTAATCAATATAGCAGCCGTATCAGCAGCCGTGTATAAATCAGCTAAATGTTGACTTATAGCTTGTAATTGCGCTTGGAAAGCTCTACGGCTTACAGGTTGTGACCACCAATCAGGGGAAAGAGCTTGCTGTATGACATCATCTGGTCTAATGATTTCTGACATCAGTTTTCCTTTGGACTCTCAACCATACGCACATCTTGTACCCTGATTAGACGAATGCCGTTTTCAACTTTTTCGTAGTTTACTTTAATAGCTCTACAAAGTTGTTTTACTCGCTCTTCATCAATAGGAAACAACTCTGAGTTGTAGTCTCCATAAAAAATTCTATCTCCGGGTTTAACAAAGTCACTAGTAGGAAACTTTACTCCACCCATAACTACTGAGCCTCCAGTAGCCAAAACAATACCAGTATTAGTATGTTGTCTATAAGCCGATGAAGTGATAATTCCTGTCTTTTTATTTCTTACGCTTCCATCTTCTAGCAGTTCTTCATCAGGATCAATAGACACTCTCATAACAAGTAGGCGATCCAGAATAGGTCTACCTATTTCGTATTCTTTATCTGGAAATTCTTTTACAACTGTGTTTTCTGCTACTTTAACTTCCTTGAATGAATCAAGGTAATTATGTCTTTTGTCAATTACTGTTAATGACGGTTCCTCTTGATTTTCCTGAGAAACCATAGACGGATTAATAATAATCTCGTCGTCTACAGTAGCATGACCGCCAGCGAATTGAGCACTTCTAGCGCCCTTCGCCAGCTTATCTCCACCACCTAATCCCATTTATTGCTCCTGAGTCTCGTCTACTAATATGTATGGATAATTTCTTTTGAAAGCTTTTCTTGCTTCGTCTCGGTCTAAAATTCCGGCCTTATACGCATCTACAATTTCTTGTCCAATTGTTCTCGCTTGGGCATAAGTATTGTAATAATAAGTATAAGGCTGGGGGGTATTAAATACCCATGGATCGGATGTACTACCGATATTTACTGCTGGATTATTTTGCATCTGAGTCTCCATTTGTTCCTCTAACTGGCTAAAATTCACGGTGAAATAGCCAGAATTAGAGGGTTCCTGCCACACTTTTTACCGTGGTTAGTTGGCAGTAAGTTCGTACTGAGTCAAATATTTTAATGCCTTAGAGGTCCATGAGTCCCATCGGGCTTCATACAGACCGTATATGTCTTTCAAAATTTTTTCCAAATAGCTAAGATTAATATTACAATCGGCGCATAAAAGACCGCGCACGCATTCTCCACAACTTTTGGTTTTAACATCACAACACTGATGATTATGATCTACCTGTAATCTTTGAATAGTACCATGATGATGACTTAAATGCTGACAAATAGCACAAAGTCCATTTTGAGCAATAAGTTTATCTCTGTACCATTCTACAGTTACACCATATTTTTTCATTTCTCGTGCAAACTCTCTGGCACGATAAAATTCTGGGTTTTCTAAACGATCACGTCTTGCTTTTTCAGCATTGCGCTTTAAGTATTCTGGGTTTTCCGCTCTATATTTACGAGCTTTTTCTTTTAATTCTTCCTTATGTTGTTCATGCCAAGGGTAGCCTTCATAAGGTTTTGTACTTCTTCTTTTTTGTACCAATTTTCTCTCCTAATAGAGTGAGAAGGGGATAGATTAGGCTATCCCCTCCACGCTTTGAGTTCATGAGGCTCAAAGTTTCACAATCAAAAACACATCTAAGTTATTTAAAATCAGATGGTCGGAACTGCTGCATTCTGGATATACAGACCTGCTCTTGGAGCAGCGTTTGCCAAATTGAAGCAGCAATTATACGCGCATTGTTGTTACTCAGTGTATGAGGTGCAATCATTTCTGTTGCACTCACATGGTTTTATTCCCATGTGATCGGACTATTGCATCGTCATTTAGACGTTTCTTCGCTTAGTCTCTCACGGTCCCTATTGGGTTCCGCCTCGTTGCCATTTCAGGGTTCGAGTCAATCAGAAGAAATTTATACATGTCCTAACGTAACGTTCAACATGTGTGAGGTAAGGTATGACCCGCTTGAGGTACTGTTACCGATATCAGGCACTGGAGCAACTACATTCCCGCCCCCGAAGTCATAAAGCTCAAGAGGTGAAAGTTCGCCCATGTACCAGTTGTCCATTACCAGCAAATCCATACGGTTTGGTGAGAATGTCCAACTCTTGTGATACTTACGGCCACCAAACTCATTAGCAAAGTGCTTCTTAGACATATCGAGTGTCTTGTCGCCCTTTACTTCTTGAGCATTGATGATTTGTACGTTGTAGTACAAATTGCTCTGAGCCATTGCCTGCTCAGGAGGACCGTACCAGATACCACTTTCGATGCTATCAGCGTCTGGACCCAATGCACGACCTAGGAGCACTTCTGCTCTCTGGGCAATGTTTGGAGTCAATGCAGCACCAGCTAGGTTAATAGTTGGAGTGCTTAGACGACCGGGATAAGCGTTACGGTTCAAACCTGCAATAGTACCAGTGTTTGAGTTAACGTCCCATGCCTTGATACCAAGGATTGAGTTACCTGCTCCATAAGTTGCACCCTGAACAACTACATAGTCAGTTACCACTACGTCTGAAGGCAGAGCAGTGCTGAAATATAGAGTGTTGCTAGGTCCGTCAACGTAGGAAATCGTTGCGGAAGTGATACCACCACCAGTACGCTGTACGCCACCAGTGCTGTAGAACTTAACTACTTGCTGATCTGAAAATGCAACTGCCACGTTCATACCAACAATGCTAGCAGTCTGTGCTGCGGGTGAACCACCACTTAGAGTGATAGTTGCGGTTGAAGGAATCTGGTCAATTGCACCAGAACCGTCTGAGTTAATCAGACCTTCAATACCCTGCATAGCAGCGTCTAGCGAATTCTTCATTTCTTGTGCTTTACAAATATGTTACTAGCTAAAAGCTAGGTATGACATTTCTGCCACACTCTGCATATCACTATGCAGTTCGGACTATATCATCATCCACAAGGACAAAAATCTAAATCTCCAGCAGCATCACATACTTTTACATTACATCCTGTGGAAGTATGCTCTGAAACTAGATGATTACATTTTGTACACTTTGGAGTCCTGCGTGTAGTCTCTACGGGTTTAGAATCGGAAGGTAGTGTACCGTTGAGTTTTTGCATTTGCTTTCTCAACTGGTCTCTTTTCTCTACCACCGCAGAATCAAGCGGCACCCCAATCTCATTCGAATAAGTCTCAATGAATTGTAGTGCTATTTTTGCTTGTTCCTTTTTCGCAACTAGGTAAGGTAACAAACCAAGAATAAAACTCTTTTGTTTGTCTCTGTGTGTTACGTGCCATGCATACCGAGTTTTATAATGAGGCTTTCGACCTTCATTGCTTCCCGGCAGTGGCTTGCCTCCAAAATTCAAGGCTATCCATTCCATGACTTCTTTGTTGGTATTACTTACTGAGATATTCAGTTTATATACCACGTAACGCTTCTTACTTCCATCCGGTTTTCTTTGAACCGAGAAGGTTTTGACGATAGCGAATGTTCCTTCGCCATCCATGAAACCTGCAAGGTATGAAAACTTACTTTGCTTTGTCATTCTATCTTCCCTCGGGATTGTCTATTTCCATCTTTAGGATAACAGGTTTTCCCCGATATAGCAAGATTATTTCTACGCCATGTATTACTACGCAGCCGCTGCTAAAGTATTAACAGCGAACAAGCCCTTTTGCTTGCTGTCAGTTGATGCCTGTGCCAACCATGAGATTTCACACACGTTGAACAAATATACAGGGGCAAGCGCAAATGATGCCCACTGTGAACCAGAACCACGCAGCATTGAATCAGCGTTACCAGTTCCCTGCGAAATTGCCGCACCGCTTTGTACACGGAAAGGAACACGGAATGATGGACGCTGAACGCCGCCTGCGTTAGACTGGTTGCTTACAGGAATCTTAGTTGCTTCATTCTTGAAAAGAGTGTAAGCAGTAGTGCCATGGAAAACTAGGTCGGGAATCTCTTTTGCAAACGCATCAAGTTCGACAGCTTCCACAGCCGCTTCTAGTAATGCAGCCATTTAATTTTTTTCCATTATTAATGTACATCCATGAAGTTTCTGTCACTTCACCAATGCCATGTGAGTCATAATGAGAACCTATGTACTGCCTCTACTCTTTTCCCTGAGCATATTTAAGGTGTTATCGCCACCACAAGGTACTTCGAATAGGTTATAACTTATAAAGTATGGTTCTTTATACTGTAAAATTGAAAGGACTTGCACCCTTCATTCTCCCCGTAGGGCGTTCTACTATTGAACCAGATTTTACAGCATAAGGAGCCACACTTAGTAGCTCCATAAAACTTTTTACACATTATCGACGTGTTCTATAACAATAACTCCGGTAGTAGTGCTAGCATTGTTAGTAGAAGCTGTGATATGAAAACTTATAATTCCAGAACTATCCGGTTCTGCTAAAGCAAATACTGATGGTTGAAAACTGCCTTGGTAATATTGGTAATAAGTAGACGCTTGATCAAGACTGATGCTTGCATCACTTCCTCCACCTGTAGAAAACACAGAAATAATATAATTTCCTGTAGGTAGATTAAAACTTGCTAAAGATACGCTTGTACCAGACTGCCCTGCTCCAAATGAATGAGAAAAACTTTTTGTGATAGTTTTCAATTTAAATCTCCTTCGATTGTTTATAGCTAGTCAACATCTTATCAGCCGTATATACTTCTGGACTAATACATAAATGCGATGTGATCACATTGTTATTTGGTTTAGGTAACGTTGGAAAAGCTCCATATCTGGGATCAACCACTAAATCAATACCATGATTCCCCAACATGTCTCTTACCCAACCGTCATCATTCCACGATGTAACTTCTGAATTTGCAGTTATTTCAAGTGAATCTCTATTTAACCAATATCCCCCACCATTTTCTCCTCCACAATACTTCATAGATTCATATCCAGACTGTAATAAACGTTCTACGTCTATTAACACATCACTATAAGATTGAAAGAGAAAATCATAGCCTTGATTTAAGGCCCATCTATGACTTTCTCTAGTCTTAAAAGATATGTGCTTATAATCATCCGGCACTGGAACAATAATCTCATCAAATTGGGGGGTGTAAGATATATATTCTACATCAGTAGGTTTATCTGTGTACCTACTGCCTCTCTTTTCCCAAGAAAATTTAAATTTTTCAGATTCCTGTACTTTAGTACCGTCTCCTAAAAAAAATTTATAATCTACATCAGAAATATTTGAAAGAAAAGTGTCTCGTACCGCTTGATTAATTCCATTTCTAGCATAATCTAAACAACTTATTATGGAAATAAAAGGTTTCATTATCCGTTAGCTAAGCTGTTAGTTGTGTTGTACACATCTTGTCCCTCAACCGTTACGTTAGTTCCGGTGGTGGCAAGAGTTACTACAACAGAACCAGTGGGACCGCTACCTGATACTGAAGCAACGGTTCCTACTACTGTGACTTGATCACCAGTGGTAACTGGCTTTCCTGCACGATTTGTTACTGGATTACTCATAAAATTCTCTCCTTAATGCTATCTTTGTATTTGTTTCTGAGTCGCGTCATTTCTTTCTTCATCTGGTGATTGAAGCATAAAGTTTGAAATCCTTCTGGATAACCTTCTTTCTTTAGTGTTCTGTAAAGATTAATTCCAGTACCTCTGATTTCTCTATCTATTGCTCCATCATTATTGACGTGATCCAATGACAGCATGTCTGGATCGTCTACATTGCAGTTTTCCCAGCAACACTGCAAGCTTTTATTTTTACCATATTGAACTAGAGCTTCTACCTTTTCATCTTGACGCTTTTTATGGTGTCTAAAAGACTCTTTAAGTCTAAACTCTGAATTCTCTTTATACTTTTTACGTTGGTATTCTATTGTATAACTTGATTCCTTGGCTCTAACTTCAGAATTTTCGGCTCTACGCTTTCTTTTATAAGCGTTTACCTTTGTCCTATTTCTTTTCTGCCAAGCTAATCTACATTCTCTATTTTTATTTGAGTCTTTGTAAGGCATACTCTCCTCGAAAGAGTTTCATAGGGGGCTAGTTCGAGGCTAACCCCCTATTACTTAATTTCACCCCGCTAAGAGTGAAAATATCTTACACCATCGGCTTCCGCCAAGTGATAAATTTCCAGCCGCCTCGACCGTTGGGGATATATCCTTTTCCAGCAATTTCCAGATATCCCTTAGGGTCCATTTGTCTGTTGAGATTCTTAGGCTTTACAGGCACATATTGTGGTTGTCCAGCAGAAGCCGCTGCCTTATCTACAACTGCTTGAGCTTCTTGCTTATCATTCTTTGCAGCAATACGTCCCGCTGCACTACCACCCTTCGCATGATCTGGGTACATAGAGTTAGCTGTTTCACGAACAATACGTTCTGCGATACTTTCAACTTTTGTACGGTGGTAGTTTAAAATCTTTTCCTTGTTAGGAGTCTTTTCTCCCCACAATGCTTTCATCTGAGTTCTGTAAGCATTGTCTTTTTCCAACTCTTGTCTCAAGTTGTAAAGAATAGTGTTAGCAAGAGGACGAAGATTTTCAGTCTTAAACGCCTTGAAATAAGGAGTCTTACGAAGGTTGCCTAGGTGTGATCCAAGAGCCTTCGCACTGGTAGTATCTACTTCCTTACCAACAGCTTCTTGAAACTGTTTGGTTTGCTTACTAGTAAATTCTTCTTTTTCTTTTGCAAATTGAGCACGTTCTTCTAGAAGCTTCAATCTTTCAGGATCAGACTGGGTGCTTTTCTGTTTTTGAACAGAATTCTTTAGATCACCAAACCACGCCTGAATATCTTCAACAAGAGCCTTTGCAGTCTTAATTGAACCTTCATCACCTTTAGCAATAGCGTCTGACAAATCCTTCAATACACCGGGAAGGTTTGCCTGCTCCAAAAATGATACTTGGTGAGGAGTTAATGCTTGAACATAACCTTTTGGGTCTACTTCTTTAATCTTATCGAGAATAGGGTTTGCTAGCTGAATAAACTGAGCAGTCTTACCCTCACTCTTCATGTCTTCATAAATGTTGTTAATTAATTGAGTATGACTCTGACCACCTTCATAAAGTAGACGGTCGCTTTCTGTCACACTATTAACAATATTCTGAAGTTTATCATAACCTTCTTGACCACCAACCAAATCAATAAATGCTTTGGCTTCTTCCATGGCCTGAACACTTGGAAAGTACTGCTTAGCAGCTTCCCATCGCTCATAGTTTCCATGGATAAGCTTTACCAAAGCTGCGTTTGCTTTTGGATTAGCGTCACGGAAAGCTTTCAATGCCTTACGTACTTCGGCGGGAGTTTTAGCATTCCCCGGTAAGTCATCATCCGTTTCTGTAGAAGATGCTTCTTTAGTTTCTCCCTTAGGAGAACCTTCCGTAGTAGTTTTATCTGAGTCGGTTGCAGTAGTATCTGTACTATCTACACTAGAATCTACATTGTCTGAATCGTTAGTTGTATCCGTAGTAGAAGTTGTATCAACGCTAGCGTCTACGGTTGTAGAGCTTGAAGCGGAATCTTCTAGTCCAGCAAAATCTAAAACATCTGCTGCCATTTAAAGGAATCTCCTTGAGTCTTTATAATTGCTTGTGCTGTTTTGTAACTTCTGCACATAAAGCAATAAATTGCTTGAAAGGAAGAGTGCGTTTGGCATAGTTAATCTCTGTACAACATGGGACACAATTATGTAAAACATATCCCTGTGTGTTATCTAGACGATCTATACCATTATATTTGTAAATATCTCCACTAACTGTTGTTAGAGTTTTTGTGGGCTTTCTTCCTGTATAATAACAATTAGAGCTTGTAATATTTCTAAATTGCTCTTCTGTTAATTTAAATTCTAAGTCTTTCTTTCTTGCATTTAACTTATAAGTACGAAAGAGTAATGTAAAAGCTGCATTATCTACTTCTCTCAAACATCCACAACTCTTAGACGTACCTTTTATCAATCTTTGTGTTGGTACAACTACTTTATTTCCACAGGTACATACACAATTCCACTGTGGACTTTTAGGAGTATTTGGTGCTCTAGATACAACCGTTAGTTTACCAAATATTTTTCCTACTAAACTCTTTGCTTTTATTCTTTTATCCATTTATATAACTTCCTAGAAAAGTCGGAAAGAGGATTGTTCTAGGCAACCCTCTTCCCTGTTCAAAGGAGCAACCCTTTGAAATATTTTACCCGTTATCTCTCATAGCATCAGGAATGCTTTTAGCAGCAATTTTATCATTTAATTGTTGTTTTTGATGCTCAGCAAAATCTTCTGGAGTAGCATCTACATTCATTTTCTTCAACAATTGAATTGCCACGTTAGTTGGCATCTTGTCTACTGGGGCGCTTATGCTTTCAGAAGGTGGTTTAGTTTCTGGTTTAGCGTTAGCTGCGGCAATCTTCTTTGCCATAGCCAAATGCTCTTGCCAGTGAAGGTGTACGTTTTCGTAAGCTTCCTTCTGTTCTGGTGTACCAAATTTAAACTTCTGACCTTCATTACTATTCATCCAGCTAAAGCATACATCGGCTTCAACCGCATGATTTTCACTTTCATCTTGTGCAATAGGCACTGTGCTTACCTGAGGAGGTAGAGCTTCAATAGCCTGTTGCAATTGCTGCATCACTTGTGGAGCAGCTTGCATTTCTTGAGGTAGTGGTTGACCACTCACAGCCGCAGCTTGTTGTGCTTGCTGATAGCCTTGTTGAGCTTGTTCCATCTGTTGCTGGGCCATTAACTTTTGAGGGTTATCTGTAGGTCCACTACGCAAAAGGATTTCAAATTCATTCTTCTGCTTAGTAACAGAAATTGCTCCCGGTATCTTGAAGTCTTTCATTCTGATACCGTCAGCCAATACTGGTAGGTTCTCTGTTGAGAATAACCATTGAGCTAGTGCAGGCTGTTGCATAGCTGTATCTATCATTTCAAGAAGCTTGCGCTCTCTCTGCTGCCATGATTCAGGGAATGCAGGGTTAGATTCGGCATAACACAGAACCTTACCTTTTGATAGGTTGGCAGTGTTAACAGTAATGTTTTTGTTTTGCCCATCGGGGCCAGTTGTTACCAACTGAGAAAAACTCTTACCGTCACGGCATTCAGCCGCGCATTTAACCGCTTGTCTAGCAGCTTCTGCAAACAAATCCTGAACCGCATTCCAAGGGCACCCTACTCTCTGTAGAGCCTGATCACGCTGAATAACTGCATTTCCTACAGTTTCTTCACCAGTAGCAGCACCAAACAAAGAAGGAAGTGCTCCAGAAATTTCTTCTGAAACAGAGGTAATAAACCACTTAATAAAATCACCAAGAGCATTTTGTGGTTGTGGAGTTTCTTCCACAAACATGTATTGATCACGAGATGTTAGTCCCGGCTGAACCATAAATGGCCCAGAGGTTCCCGGCGTATTAGGCGACTTCTTCATAGCTTCCATATCGAAAGCTTCTGCGTTATACCATTTCTTAGGCACTGTACGCTTGAAGAAATCATCCATCAAATCTACCCAATCATTAATTCTCTTTTGTACAGAGATAAGAGCAGTTCCCATGGCTCTTCTGTTTTGGCCTTTGCCAGCGAAAGGATGAGCGATGGCTATATGGTCGTCCATGCTTTCGTTTCTAGAAAAGGCATATTCAGAACCTACTTTAACAAGTAAGCAACCATTTGGGAAATTCTCCAACAATTCTGCTCTTACATGGTCTTCAATGCTGTCATCATTAAACATAGAAGGTCTGAACCAAGTATGAGTAACAGTGACATGTCTCGCAAATGAATCACCAGTAACATAGGCTCCTAAAACAGCCTGTCTAGTGTTTTCACGCGCAATTCTATCTAATTCAGATTCAGATTGATTTTTACCTGATGGCTTAATCTTATCTGCAATCCAAGGGTATCTTGCTCTTGCAATTACAAAGTCAATATCTTCAAAAATCTGAACAAACTGCATATCACATAGATTATCTACAGCAATAGGGACTTTATGATCCAACTTGCCGTATGCAGTCGTTACTTCTCGTCCTAGCGGTTTTTTGTTAATTACCGGAGTAGGCTTTAATGCTTGATCTGCATCTTGCCCTAACTTCTCTTCTACACTGATATCTGGTTGTACTAATGATTCAGTTTGATTTAAAATCTCGTCAAGTTCTTCTTGTCCAGTAGGTGTAGCAGACGGAGGAGTGAGATGATCCTGAGGCACTGTAGGTGCGTTTGCATCATCATCTTCAAACCCGTACTTTTGACCGTTCAACTCATATCGAGTCCACAGCAATACACGGTCTTCATTCCAAAAAATTCTAGAAACATCTACCAATAACTGATGTAGATTATTGTTTCTTGCCCATATCATTTTAAAATTGTCTGCTTCTTCAGCAGCAATGATATCTGGGCCATAATTAGGGTTATCAGGGAAAAATTCTATCTTAGGTACTTCACGCGACAAAGCTGCAACAATAATGTCACCCTTTGGTCCGTAAACGTTAGTTTCATAAATACCATTATTCGCTAGCTGTTGTTGGGCACCATATCCGGTGTTATTTCCCGGTAATATCCACCCTCCCTGTTTCCCTCGGAACAGGTGTTGGTATCCACGATCAAAATGTATAGCTTCCCATGCCTGTTCTACTTCAAGTCTGCGTGCAGCCACGTCTGTCTTTGTAGCGACGTTATCTAGCTGCACCAACGCATTCTTAGCTTCTTCTGACAACTCTGCGAAAGGTTCAGGGCTATAGTCAAATGAAGCATAAACTCCAATAGGACTGTCTTCTGGTTTTTCTGGTTGTATAGGAGAAGCAACATCTGTGGCATTGGAAGGCACATCTGTGTTAAATTCTTCGGGCATGTACCTTCCTTAAATTATTTATTAAAATTTTCCAAGTATTTTGCGGCGTTTCTACATATAGTAGCATTGTCTTTAAAAGCTCCTAAACCTATATTGCATCCTATGTGTATTATGCCTCTAACACATTTTCCACAAGTTTTACTTTTAGGGCAACAAGAATGATCATGGTCTATATAAATCTGTACTTTGCCATCCAAAAATAAAACCAATGGAAGTTTACATATAGGACACACGCCGTTTTGTTCTTGGATTTTTCTAAGAATATCTTCCTCAGATAATTTATAAGATAATTTCCAATGCCTAAAAGTATGATAGTTAGGATCGTGAATTTTGGCCGTTGGGTCAATGGGTCTACCACCTCCCCAATTAATATTTAGGGATTTACATTCACGACTACAATAAACTCTGTTTACACTGGGATATGTGTATATGTTTACACCACATCCCTTACATTTTACTACAACCATTACAACTCTCCTTACATAGAGTTTGGGGAGTGTGTAAGCACTCCCCGCCATCAGTTAATTAGGCTGACAGCAAACTTTAAGCGTTAATGTTCGCGGCGAAATTCGCCTTTTTACGCATCTTACCGGAATATTCGTCTTTATGAGACTTAATATGGTGAGCATACTCTAAAGGAGAATCGTACCCTGCTGAATGTGCAGCACGAGTAAGAGAACCTTCCGTTCCCTTTTCTTTCATCTTCTTTGTTGCTTTTTGTGCCCACTTATGTCCAAGTCCAGTAGCCATCTATTCTTCCTTTTTCTTTTTCTTGGCGTAGCTAAACTTTTTATCTTTTCTCTCTGGAAGATGGGAAAAATCGGTGGCACTATCCCATTCTTTAAGAGCAGACTCTCCACCTACCTTTTCAGGATGAGCGTGGAGATATCTTTGCTGCGCCTTCGATGCAAATGGCATTAAGCCAATCTAGGCATTCTAAAACCATCAGACTCTGGGCCTTCTGGTTCGCCGCCTAGCATAGCGTCTTCTGGATTTTGCTCAGCAGGGTTTTCTTCTGCTCCACCTAGCATACCTGCGGCTTGATGAGCATCCTTAGATGATGCATGTGAACTCTTATGTACGTGACCATCGGCATGAGTTGAGGTTACGTGATGTTGGTTTGCACCGTGATCATGGGCTACATGAACGCTGGTTGCTTTACCATGGGCTCCTACTACTGACTGAGGTGCCTCATTTTGATTCATCTCATCGGAACCTTCAACTTGACCTTCTTGTTCACCCGCTTCAAATTCTGGAGACTCCTGCTTTTCATGGTCAGGAGCCATTTTCTTCATTGAACCTTCTTCTTCGGCTGGGTGGTGCTGATCATACTTTTTCTGACGAAAACGTGAACCAAATGTTTTCTGCTTGTCTGCTGTTTGAAATGCCATAATTTATCCTTGAGAATCTTGTTTAGCAGCCTTTTCCGCTTCATCTTCTGCTTTCATCTGCTCTTCATGCTGTTGATTCAATTGCTGCCATCTAGTCATGATAGGAGGATTGGATAGAAAATCTTTAGCTGAAAAGGTAGGCTTTGTAGGCTTCTGATACGCTACCACCTCGGCACCCTGTACGGATGCGCGGGGTAAAATGGTTAATTCATAGAGAGCAACTTTAGATATTAGCTGTTGCTTTTCTTCTCTTAGATTGGCTATAACTACGTCCTTATCTTGCAAGCGTCTTTCATAATCTTGGCGCAGCATTACGAGGTCTGTTTCTAGTCTATCTATAAGCTTTTCTGAAAATGAGTCCAAAAGGTTTGATTTTTCAACCTTTTTATTTTTGGCTTTCTTCTTAGTGGTATTTTTCATATACCATTCGCCTGTTTCTTTGTTTTTTCTCAAACCTTTTGGTCTACCCATCTTTTTCTGAGTCCTATTGCTCACGCATCTTACGGTTGATATAGTATCTATGCATACATCTTTTACAACGTCTTACGCCATTTAATATGTATGTATTTTGATCATCTAAAGGATGACCATGAATGCAGTGTGTTTTTAATTCTCTCTTAGGTATTCCTGCTGTTCTTCTCCACTTGTCTTTATAGCAGAGTTGGCATAATCCTAAGGCTTTATGTTTTCTATCGGGATGACATTGCGCTTTTTTATTCTTGCCTTTATAGCGTGGAGGGTTATCACCTCCATTGGTCAAATTTCGTAATATACCCGTATTTAAATCTAATCTTCCAAAGTATTCTATAAAGAATACCTCTGCTTCTAAAGCCTCTTCTTCCGAATTATAATATTGTATTATAATTCTAGATTTGTCTTTAGGTACATCAGAGCAATGAAAATACTTTGTGTATGCTCGATGTCTTGTGCCCTTTCCCACATAATAAGGGGTACCATCTTCACGTAGCCAAAAATAACAATAAAATTTATTCATTTTTCTTTCCGACAAAAGTTAGTGAGGAGTGTGTCGGCACTCCCCACCGTGTAACAATCAAAAGTTAATTAGGCTTTTGATAAAATCATACTACTAACTATTATTTAACTTGCTTACCCACACTGGCTCTTTTGTCTGAGTGAACACTGTACTTCTGTTTGCTTGTTCCGCTGCTAATTTCATTAAATAAAAATGTTTAGCCAGAGGATCAAGAGTTTCAGCGTGTGCCATCAATAATTCTTCTCTTGGTTGTCGTTTAGACGCTAGCATTCCATAAAGACCTAGCCTAAAACCGTCATAACAGTCGTCGCCTTTAGCACTGGTCTTCAAAACGTCATCCATCAAATCAGGATCACGCATTAATGTAGGAATTGCAGTTATAATATCTTTGCAAGTATCAAGGATTACTAACTCACCGTTCTTTAGTAAGTTATACATCAATGAGGCTGATCCGATACGATCTTGCGTGCCTCTAGTAACTGGAGGTAATCCAACTTCTCTAAGTGAACGAGAATACTCATCGGCTGGAGTATGTCCAAAACCATCCATCTGTCTATTAAACTTTTCGTGAGAGAAGTAAATAGCTTTTAATTTTACTGGATAGCCTGTAGGATACTCAGGAGTAGAAAATGGCAACTTACAACTTTTAGCTAGCAAGTTAGCCCACTCTCTATGAGCTTTTCCGCCTGTAGTAACTATTTCTTTAAAGCATACTACTTTAGTTCTATACTCACCATTCAGAGTCTTAACATCTGCTCTTGTAAATAAATAAGCAGCGTTAGCGTGTCCCATACCCCAGTCTTGGCTGGCCCATACGGGTTGCCATGGTTGCCATATAATAGCTTCGGGGTCTTCTCTCAGATTGATTACGTGGTAATCTTCTGACCACACATCAAAATACTGTCCCTCTACTGGCCCATCAAGACCAAGTAGCATTTTATCTCTCTTGGCTTTAGGGAAAGTATTAAGACGAGCAATGATGCCGGGATCACGCTCTAATAACTTAGGATTATCTAATACGGTAGTTCTATTATAAGCCCATTCATTAGGATCATATATTAAGCGCCAATCTCCTGTTTCAAATGTCCACCAGTAGCCGTTATCATCCTTCTTGGCATCTTCTGGCTTTTGCCATGGTTCTTTTTGCACGAATACCGTGTTGTAGTATTCGTAAAAAGGACCAAGAGGGTTGGTACAACCAACCATACAGGGTAATGGCATGTGCCCATGTTTATTAGGAACACAGGATGCATTAACGGTGTTACGAGAACGTAACATCATCCACGCATCGGGAGAAAACTGACCACATTCGTCTACTAATATGCCGGGGTAAGCTTGTCCAAGATACTGTTCAATATCTCTTTCTTTGTTGTTCTGGCAATGACCAAAAACAACACGCGAACCATTAACTAATGTAGCAACGTGTTTAGTAGAATCATAACTATAAAGTTCTTCTGGTACAAAAGCTTTAAAATCGGCAATTGCGCCTGATTCCAATTCTTTAAATGTACGTCGAAGAATTAAAATATCACATTTTTCCCAAGCCATGCAGTAATTCATGACAAGAAACATCATCCAGCCGCTTGTCTTACCAGAACGGATACCGCCCACGGCAAGGCACTGAGGAGCAGCCGGAACTATGTATTGAATTCCATCTCGGACCTTCAATCTCCATAGTTCCATCTGTTTAGCTTGGTGTTTAAACTTTTTACTAATATCCAGCGTGCCATCAGCAGAAATATAAGGAGATATGTCCTTTTTAGGTTCTTTAGTTGCTGTTTTTCTAGGCATTTCATTCCTTATTTACTGGATTAGTCTCCACTGAAACTACTTTAGCAAAAGTAGGTTTTGAAGGTGGAACATGCTCGTCAATAACTTCTTTGTTAGGTAATTCTGGCATCATACCAATAACAAATTGTATGCCCTGCCCCTTTTCTTCTCTGTCTTCATCCATAGGGCCGGGTTTTCCAACAAAGTAGAGCATTAACCAATCCGCCCACTGCTTAGCTGCACCTACCATCTTGGCATCTTCACCATCATACGTGGCGTGCTTATAAGCAGTGTCTACTATCTTTCTGAGTCTTGTCTTAGAACGCTTTGTGATCTTACCAGATTCATCGGCTTCATACTCCATCAGGAATTTTCTGCCTACTTTTTTGATTTCTCTACTATCTGGCACTGATCTTGGTTTGGTTCTAACAAATTTTCCCGCTTCGTCTCTAAGCCCAGTTCTAATCTTTCCATCTCTGTTACGTATGACGATAGCTGTGGGCGTAGGAGGAGTCGCTTCCGTCTTTACGTCTTCTTCCATTGCTTATCCCTGTGCTGGAGGTTGTGGAGGTGGGGTCTGATTCTTCATAAAAGCAGTTTCTACGGCATTGTAGAAGAATTCTTTCAAGCTGATTTCATATTTCTTTGCCAATTCTTCTAGCTTTGTAGTGTAAGCCTTGGAAACGTTCTGAGCCACTTCTCTCAAGTGCTTTGCACGAGCTTCAATTTGTTGTAGTTCTACTTGTGCCTTCAAGAAGTCATTTTCTAGTTTAGTAACAACAAACTTTTCACCATCTTCAAGATCAATTCGAACACGATCTTCAACTTTCTTAACTTCTTCTACAACTTTTTCCACTTCTGCTTTTACTTCTTCAACAACTGACATATTTTAGTCTCCTGAGTCTTATAGTACGTCGTCGAAAGCTCCCTCTGCGGCAAGCCTACGAATCTCTTTCTTAAACTTTTTGCTTTTTTCGCAATTTATAATGCCCGTCTTAACATGGATCATCTCATGTAATAAAGACAGTTTTATATCGGTATAACAATTTTCTTTTTGCTTTTTTAGAGCTACTATTGCTGGCTTGTTATCGTGAAATTCTGTTGCAGCCACAGTCATTTTTCCACCCCATTTCTTTTGTTTGAAATGTTCTGGAGAAAAGAAGGCTACTTGTAAATCTGGTAGGGAATTATCAAAGTATTTTTCGTTAAGTTCTCTATACAGCTTTTTTAATTTATAATCCGATTTCACGCATGGACTCTCCAAGCTCACCGTCATAGACTTTCGAGCAAGGTGGGTCTGAGTCAAGCAATAAAAAAGCCCCAAGGAGATTTTTAGTCTCCCTGAGGCGGTTTTCCAATCAACAAATTTTGGTGGACAATGGCGGCTACGCTCCGCCCTCCCTCGGGTGCAAACCGAGAGTTTTCCTGAATAAACTAATCGCCCACATTAAAATTTTACTTTACAAACTGTAACCATGTATTAATACTTTTCTTATCGTATTTATTCAAGTTGTACTTGTTGATAAAGTTTGCATACATCTTATTATTCAACACAGCTTCTATTCGGTTTACTATGCTGTTCATACTAGTAGGATCGGCCTTCGATATCTTGTTAGCCCAATGAACTTCTTCTGAGCATACTAAAGGAACATTCAGTGCAACCGATTCGGCTGCTACAATACAAAACGTTTCACTTAACGATACACACATGTTCAAATCCATGGTTTGTAGTAAATCATGAAAATTCTTTTGATTTAACCATGAATGTTCTACCAAAAAAGTGTTAGGAGTGTATTTAAATAGTGCCCTAATATTTTCTAGCACAGGTTCACCGTTTTGTTCTACACGAGAAGCATTTATGTGAAATACCAAAAATTTATCATGCAATTCGGCATATCGGATAGCTGCCAAGGCTTGCATAAGCTGATTTTTCATTGGTCTAATTGCGCCAAAGCATCCCACATTCAAAATATGGTCAGATGTGCGCTTTTTATTTTTTTTAACATCGTGTGTTGGAAAAAAGTTAGGCAGATAAATGATTTTATCTGACTTGGTTAATTCCATAAACTCAAACTGAGCACGAAGGGAATTAAAAGCAACAAATACGTTCTTTCTTAAATACTCTATAATCCATTTTATAGCAATACCTTCAGTAGCTAGAAAAGGAACCTCGCTATGTATTCTTACTACCCATTTAACCTTGGGATGAAGTTTTTTTAAAATGCTAAATTTTTCTGGAATTACCCAAAGAGCTTCAATTATCACTATATCAGGTTTAAACTTAAATACTTCCCTGTCAATATCATTATTGTCAATAACATCTACTAACTTTGCATCAACGCCGTTAGCTCGTAGCATATCTACTACGAACCTTGCTGAATTTTTTAATCCGCTTGAGCAGTGAGTATACCCATATTCCTCAGAATACTTCTGCCCTTTCTTAGTGATAAATAGTATTCTTTGCATCGGTGACCTCTGGGGAAGAGGGATTGCCGAAGTATCTGAGTCAACGCCCGTATTTTTCGGCATGGACGTTTTTAGTGGGGTTAATATGGTTGCGGTCGCCAGAGTTGCACTGGTCCCAGAGCTTATGAGGCTTTGATGCTCTACTACACTACCCCGCAATATGGTCGCTGATGAGGGAATCGAACCTTCGACATTCGCGTTATGAGCGCGGCGTTCTGCCACTGAACTAATCAGCAATAAAATTGGCGAACCGTATGGGATTTGAACCCATGATCTGCTCTTAGACAGAGAGCCGGGGACTCCAGACTCCCCTAAAAGACCTTTAAATTCGCAGTGCATTATCCATCACTCTCAAGCGCACTTCAGCACCGTTGGTAGGATGATAGCTTAGATGGTCCTACTGTACAATCAAAATGGTCTGCGTGGGAGGACTTGCACCTCCAAGGTCATACTGACACCTCCTTCCAAGGGAGGCTCGCTGCTATTTACGATCCTACACACAGATTAAATTCTCGAATGCGATGGCAATTAGAACATAAAATTATGCATTTTGCTATCTCATTCTTCAAAACTTTTTCTGAAGAAGCTATTCTACATGCATCAGAAATTTCAAAAGATTTCTCTGCTGGAAATACATGGTGAAAGTCCATGGCTACTGGGTGGTAACAAACTCCACAATCAGTGCAAGGTTTATTTTCTTTGGCTTCTTGTATTATTTGTCTGTATTTATTTCTTCTATCAATATTACGTTGTAAATATCTTTCTTTATTCCAACGATAATGTTTCTTTTGATACTCAGACTGTAATTCTTTTGTTGCTAAAGGCATTACTACTTCTCTTTCTCAGAGTATAAATAGTAGTAGCCCGGTTAAGAACACTTTTCGACCACTCCATTTTAAGTTTGGAGAAACTTTGGCAGGTCATGCAGGATTCGAACCCACACCTTACCGCTTTGGAGGCGGATATCATAGCCGTTAGACCAATGACCTATTTGGAGCGAAGCAAGGGACTTGCACCCTTTCCCTGAGTTTGGAAGACTCACATGCTGCTGTTGAACACCAGCCTCGCTTTGGAGCGAAGTACGAGAATTGAACTCGTCCTCAAACGTTTCTGTTAAACGAACCGCCAGTAAAAATGGAGTACGTTGTAGGATTCGAACCTACGCTTAAACGGGTTGCAGCCGTTCGCGTTTAGCCACTTCGCCAAACGTACATAATGGGGTGACGAGTCGGGGATGCTCCGACAAGAGGACAGGTTCACAGTCTGCCGCAACATTCTCATAGTTGCCATCGTCACAGTCTATGCGGATTATTCACGCACTTAATTGGTTAGACCCTAAGTATTCGGGAGCATTACCTCTGATCTTAGCAGCCTCATTAGCACAGTCTAATTTACTAATCACAATAAGTCAATATTAAACTTATTGTGTACGTATGAGGACTTAGGATAAATTGGTACTCCGGGTAGGACTCGAACCTACGGTAGTCTGCTTGTAGGGCAGATGATTTAGCCGCTAATCTACCAGAGTATAAAAATTTATTGGGCTGTGGTTAGACGAAAGCACCACTATTTTGAAGGGCTTTATAGTCTACACCCACCCAAAACTGGAGCGCAAGGAAGGATTCGGACCTTCACAGCCTCTTTACGAAAGAGGTATTCTCGCCATTAAATTACAAGCGCATTTTATTTCATCAAAACCCCTCACAAAAGGGGGTTTTGTTACAATTTGGAGCGCACGCTCAGAGTCGAACTGAGAAATGGCGGTTTACAAAACCGCTGCTGTGCCATTGAGCCACGAGCGCATGGAGGATTAGGAAGGAATCGAACCTTCGTTGCAATCTTACCAAGATTGTGTTCTGCCACTGAACTACACATCCAAAAATTTGGTGCGCCTAGAGAGACTTGCACTCCCACGGTTATTCACCATAAGGGTCTAAACCTTACGTGTCTGCTTATTCCACCATAAGCGCACTATTACTACTTCTACCACTAAAATTATTCGTTTGAGAATGGCAATTTGGACATCTAAAATTTAAATTTTCTTCTCTGTTATCCCAAAACTTACCGTTCTCATGATCTACTTGTAACTTAATAGGTTTGTCGTTATATGTATTTCCTAAGCCACAGTCAACACATTGGTATTTTCTTCCAATAGATATTAACGCTTTTTCTAAGGATTTACCATGTGTTCTAGGATCATCATAGCTTCTCAAAACCAGAATATCTTCTGGATTAACACAAGGAAGCGTCTTTCCTTTATTCCATAATTTGCCTGTAAAATGAGACGTATCAATTCCAAGTTTTTCGATCACCTTCTTCACATGAAAGTGATTCCCACCAGATTGTCTCTTTCCTAATTTTCTAAGTACCTGAGCCATAGACAAACTTTCTTTAACTACAGGCTCTAAAATTTCTTTAGTATATTTTAGTCTCATTCCATCCACAGACGCAAATTCAAAACTATATGTCATTTTGGCACAAACCTTGCCCCTCTGTCAAATGTTGCAGAGGGGACCACAGGTTTAAATGTCGTATCTCGGGTTGGACTTACACATACAGGATGCCACAGCCGCAGAAAGAATACAACAAAAATCGAAATGGGGGACGATATGCGCGAGAAAGGAGTTAATAGGCACGTCCCCCATGAATGTCGAACAATGCAAGCCCTATTTAGGGCTGATTCAATATTACCATACTCATAGAGAAAATCAATAGGGTAATTTTTTTAAATTTGTCAATACCCGTTTTCTTCTGTTCCTACATTGTACATCTTGTGTTGTCCATTCCACATTACCTATTTCGTAATGTCCATTGTTATCAATGCGATTCAAGCTATATGCTGATCTTCCAGAAGGTGTTATTCCAGCAGGCTTTGGACCCAATTCCGCCATAAATTCACCAAAAGATGTAAATTTAAACTGGATTCCTCTACCACCATAACTACTATAATTTGGGTGGTCCTTATCTTGACACCTTTTTTCAGCCATCCTATACGCATTAAACTCTGCTGGATATTGTCGTTTTAAAGTTTTACGAATTACAATAGAGTCAATACCCAAGTCTCTTTTTCTTATATACCCTACAGTAGTGGGGGATAATCCTGTCATATCAGCTACTTCTGTATCATGAAGTTCTTTGCTTTTTATTAAAGCTAAAGCTTTTTCTTTATATTGAGCAACCAAACTTCTTTTGGTGGGCAATCCTAGTGAATGATTCAATTGTCGTACACGTTCTCGTGAAATTGAAAATTTTCTTGCTATATCCGAGAGAGAAGCACCGCTTTCAATAAGCTCTTTTATCTCTTGTCTACGGGCTTTGTATTCCTCGGGAGTAAATTGGTTCTTCTCCATACTTTAATAATAAACCCGGAAATCCATTTGTCAAGGGGGTGAATGAAAATAAATTTTAACTATGTGCCCCAGAGTCTGGGGCAGATCAGTTTTAAACAAATTAAAATAACATGAAAAATCACACTCAAAATAAATTCTAAAAAATCGTCCTTATATATTTATGAAAATAAAAGACTTGCACCATCTTGAAAATGATTTTCAATTACTGTTTTTCATATATTCTTTGTATCTGTATGAAAATAAAGAAAATAGTTAAAAAGTTGACAATTGCAAAATCACATGCTACTATTGAAAATAGATTCTCCCCCGGCACATATGTATTAGATACTATAGTATTTAAGTTGTTTATTATCAGTAGTATAGTAGATAAGTACTAGGTGCTCAGTGGTTTAGGAGTGGTAATTAGTATAAAGTGTTGATAATAAACAACTTAGTATAAGGTAGGTATTGATGAAGAAGACTAGTCCCTCTATATCTAAGAAAAGACAGAGACTTAGGAATAGAATAATAGAGATAGAGTCAAAGATAATAGAGACAAAGAGTAAGTATCATGTTGATTCTAAAGAGTATATAGAGAACATGAGTCAGTATAAAGAAGCTCTCTCCAAATTAAATGCTGCTCTAGAATACTCCTCTCGCAATGAGGGCATACAGTCAGAGGGCAGGAATACGGAGTTCTTCAATCACAGGTTTGCAACTGGTGTATACTGATTGTAGCCCTTTAGACTCAGAAAGGAAAGATGTCAGATAACTCTAGCTTTAAACCATTGGTGATGGAAGAGCTTCAACCACCAATGAAGATCACCTTCATCGACAAGAAGAGTGATCTGTACCTTTTGAAAGACTTCTTTGAACGCAAGCGAAAAAATAAAAGTCTATTTGTCGGATTTGATACGGAAACAAATTGGACTGTGGACTTTTGGAACCGTCGCGTTCGCACCATGCAGTTTGGTGACAAGTTCGAACAGTTCGTAGTTGATATTCTGGGTCTACTTGATTGGGACACAGATTTGTTGATAGACACGCAGGGGAACTACGGAGTAAACAACGGGGAGCATTACAAAGAGCTTCTAGAAATTATTGAGCCCATCCTCTGCAATAATGAATTCTTAAAAGTAGGGCAGAACCTTTCCTTCGAATATGAAGTGATGCGTTGGAACTTCGGCCTGCGTATTTGGCACTTGTACAGTACCGATCTTGCCGAGCGTGTTATTCAAGCCGGAACAATCTCTTTAAAACAATACAGTGAGTTCTCCATGGTAGCGATTGTAAAACGCTACTTTGGTTTGATTGTTGATAAAGACGAGCAGCGTGGTTTTGATCTTGTCAACCGTTTGACAGACAAACAGATTGCATATGCGGCTCTAGATAGCAGGCTGCCAATTCCTATGCGAGACGCACAGATGAAGCGTCTGGTAAAAGAACAGTTGTTAGTAACAACCCAAATTGAAAATGATGCAATCGGTAGTTACGTAGACATGCATCTCAATGGACAAAACCTTGACGATACAAAATGGGTTGAGAGAATTAAAGCGTTAGAAGAGAAAAGAATTGAAGAAATAAAGCTTTTGGATCAAGCGTTCTTACCAATTGTGGGTCATAAAAATTCCCAAGTGGATGAAGAAGAACTTCACCGTTTGGAGATGATCTGGAAGACTCAGTTTGAAGAAGCAACTCCAGAAGAAAAAGCTCAGGCCGCTTTAGTACGCGCTGAAAAAGACAAAGAGAAAAAATCAGAACTAAAGAAAGTACTAAAAAATCTTGAGTTGTTTAGACGCATCAAGAAAGCAGAAGCCCGTTCCAATTTTAGTGAGAAGAACAAACTAAAAACAAAGTGGGCCAGAAATGTCGAGAAGTGTGAAGGCGAGGCATACATCAATTATGATTCCTCTACACAGCTTTTAGAAGCACTTCAAAAACTTCCCGGCATGAAAGCGTTGAAGAGCACTTCTGATGAAGAATTGCTGCACTACAACGATAAAGAAGTTATTCAGACATTACGTAAATACAAGAAGGGCAAGAAAAGCACTTCTACCTACGGAATGTCATGGATCAACCGCTGGGTTACCAAGCCTTGCAAAGAAGAAGGCTGGAGACATCCCGGCGATGGAAGACTGCACTGTGTATTTAACCAACTAGAGGCAGAAACTGGACGAAGTTCTTCATCCAAACCAAATGGGCAGAATCTTCCAAGAGAAAAAGAAGTAAGAGATTGTTTTATATGTGATCCACCAGACCCTATTACAGGGGAAGAGTTTTGTATTGTCACGGTGGACATGTCTGGTGCTGAACTTCGTATTATCGCTGACCTAGCCGACGCTAAAACTTGGATCATGGCCTTTAATAAAGGCTGGGACGTTCACTCAGTTTCTACTGAAATTCTTGAAAGAGAAAAGTGGAAAGCGGGAACTGAGGAAGGTTGTAAATATTTCAAGTTAGGTGCTGACGGTCAACCTATGAGGTTGAAGTGTTCTTGTAAAGAACATAAGAAGCTGAGAGAGAACACGAAGGCTATTAACTTCTTGTTGTGTTACGGTGGTGGGCCTGATGCTTTGGCCGACGAATTGAATATCACTGTCAATGCAGCTAAAGAATTAATGTCACAGCACAGAGCAGCATTTCCTGATGTGTGGAATTTCTTGGAGCGTTCAGGAGAACAAGCAAAAGCTGATAAAGAAGCAAGAGATATGTACGGACGTAGAAGAGCATTTCCTACTCCTACTCCCGAAGTGGCTTCTCGCTGGATCATGGAAGAGCATCCAGAAAAGCTAGCTTTGCCTGAAGAAGAACAAGAATTAAACATTGAAGAATTCAAAGCTGTTAATTTAAGAAAGCCGACAAAAGAAGAAGAATTCAACCTCACTCACAGAGCCCCAAATCAGCAAGAGATTTTCTGGGGAATAAAAGCCTTGATGGGTTCTATCGCAAGACGTGGAAAGAACCATCGTATTCAAGGCACGAACGCTAGTATCATTAAGCGTGCTATGGGTGCAGGGATTGATAAAGAAGGTCGTCCTTATTTGTGGCATACTCTTCCTTCTCTACAAGCAAAGCTATTGAGCATGGTGCATGATGAATTGATCATCCAGTGCCCAAAGCGAAATGGAGAAGCGGTTAAGCAAATGGTAGGAGAAGCGTTTAAACGCGCTGCTGCCGAAGTAATGCATAAAGTGGTAATGGAATTCGATGGTCATGTATCGAATCGTTGGGTTAAGGAATAACATGCCGACCTATTTGCAATGTCCTTTTTGTCCCGCTCAGTCTTACATCAAGAGTGAGCGGGACTCTTTGGTTTTATATGAGTGCCCAGCCAAACACAGATTTTATATTGAAAGAGAATTAAATGTCCGAGATGATGGAGATAGTAGGGTAGATGAGAGCAAAAATTTGTAAGCATGGAAAATTTCCTACTAGATCATGCAAAGAATGCAAAAATGAGTGGAATAGAAAAAACAGCCAAAAACAAAGGAAAAAATTTCCACATAAAAATTCAGAGTATTTAAAAAATTGGAGAAAAGAAAACCCAGAATATTCTGTTGAAAGAGATAGAAAAAGAGCAGAACAAGGAATTTGTTTAGAGTGTGACAACAAGCCGGAAGATGGAAATAAACTCTGTAGTACTTGTAGAATTAAAATTACAGTATCTCGTCTAGGCATTGATGTAAATGATATACCAAAGATTGTAAAACAATATGCAATAAAAAAATGCAGAATTTGTGATTCTGATAAAACCACCGGAAAAGGCTGGCATTTTGATCATGACCATGTAACAAAAAAATTTAGAGGTATATTATGTCACAACTGTAACCTTGGTTTGGGACAGTTCAAAGATAAAGAACTGCTCTTACTTAAAGCAATAAATTACTTACGAAAGGCTACAGTAAATGAATTATAAAGACTTTACTAAAATGTCGCCGTTCTCAAAGACAGTGATGGAGCAGAAGTATAGTCATGATCTTGGCGATGGTAGAAAAGAAACTTGGGAAGAGATAGCAAAACGACAACGAGCAGTTCTAAAATCGGTCCATGCTAAAAAGTCCCTTATTGATCAAGTAGAGCAATTTATTATTGAGAGAAAGTTTATTCCCGGTGGTAGGTACCTGCATAATGTTGGTAAGCCGTATCACCAAACTCAAAACTGTTTGTTATTAAGAGCCGAAGATAGTAGAGAGGGCTGGGCGGATTTAATGTCCAAAGCCACTAATGCTCTTATGACAGGAGCAGGTATTGGAGTAGACTACTCTTTGGTACGTGGTGAAGGAAAACTAGTTAGACGTACAGGAAATTATGCTACTGGACCTGTATATCTAATGCAGATGGTAAATGAATCCGGTAGAGGTGTAATGCGTGGTGGACAAGGACGCTCAGCAATATGGGCAGGATTAAATTGGTCGCATCCCGATATTTTTAAATTTATTACAGTAAAAAACTGGATACCAGAAGTTAGAGATTTAAAGTTAAAAGATTTTAGCTTCCCTGCTACTCTGGATATGACCAACATAAGTGTTCTTTTAGATGATGAATTCTTTGCGGCATATCATAATGACAAGCATCCCAAGAATAGTTTGGCACAAAATGTGTACTGGGCTACTGTGGAAAGAATGCTTAAAACAGGTGAACCCGGATTTAGCATAGACCTTGGGAAGAATTCAAAGGAAACTTTAAGAAATGCTTGTACTGAGATTACTTCCGCTGACGATAGCGATATCTGTAATTTGGGTAGTATCAACCTTGCGCGTGTGGGCTCTGTTGAAGAGATGGGAGCGTTGGTTGAGTGTTCTACTGCCTTCCTTTTGGCTGGCACTGTTTATAGCGATGTGCCTTATCCGAAAGTAGATCAAGTTAGAACTAAGAATCGTCGTCTCGGGCTTGGATTAATGGGCATACACGAGTTCTTGATGTCTCGTGGAAAACGATACGGAGTAGATGAAGAACTAGACAAGTATTTAGGAATTTATAAAACTACTGGAAAATATGCCAATGCTTATGCTGACGAGTGGGAACTATCAAGACCAGTTGCAACAAGAGCTATTGCACCTACAGGAAGTATTTCGATAGTAGCAGAGACTTCTTCTGGTATTGAACCTATTTTTTGTTCTGCATATAAACGTAGATATCTTAAAGGGGACACTTGGCATTATCAGTATGTTCTTGATCCTGTAGCTAAAAATCTTGTTGACAATGGATTAAACCCAGATCAATTAGAAGATGCATACTCACTGGCTGCTGATCCAGAGCGTAGACTCTCTTTTCAAGCACACGTACAACAATACGTTGACCATGCTATATCATCCACTTTAAATTTACCGTCATGGGGCAGTGAGTTAAACAACAAAAATACGGTACAAGATTTTGGAAAAATATTGATAAAATATTTGCCAAAACTAAGAGGGATCACAACATATCCAGATGGAGCTAGAGCAGGACAACCATTAAACACTGTTTCTTATAAAACCGCCTCAAAACATGTTGGAGAAGTTTTTATAGAGAGTGGGGATATCTGTGACATCTCAGGTAAAGGTGGGCCTTGTGGTAGCTAATAAATGGAAAATAATTAAAGAAGTGTACAAGGATAAGAGAAGAAAATATGAAGTGCAATGTTCGTGTGGGTATATAGGTTTTCGCAGAGCGGACTGGGTTGATACTGGTAGAAGTACTTCTTGTAAATCATGTTCTGCTAAAGAGACATTAAAAAATCACCCAAATCCCGTATTTGCTAAGCGTGCTCATTTTGGTGTAGGAGATATTACCAAAACTTATTGGTATGCCATACGTCAAGGAGCACAGAAAAGAAACATAGAATTTGATATCACTATAGAACAAGCGTGGGAACTATTTGTTAAACAAAATGGAAAATGTGCTTTGTCTGGAGTAGATATACAGCTTTCTAGTGACTTGAAAAAGTGCAACCCTGATTATTCAAAAATTACAGCTTCTTTAGATAGAATTGATTCTACGAAGGGGTACATATTAAACAATATTCAGTGGGTTCATAAAACAGTAAACTATATAAAAAGAGACTTGGATCAAGAAGAATTTATAACTTGGTGCCAACTGATTAGTAAAAATGAGAATAATTGACTCAGAGAAGTTAGATTTTTCGGATGTGTTGCTTGTGCCACATCGTTCTAGTCTAACGAGTAGAAAAGAAGTAGATATCACAAGGGAATTCCATTTCAAACATGCTTATGGAACTTGGAGTGGAATTCCCATAGTTTCATCGAACATGTCCAGTGTTACAAACTGGGAAACTGCCTCTACTATGCATCAAAGAGGTATGCTGGCTTGTATGCCTAAAAATCTCAGTTTAGTTTCAGTCAATAGAAACTATATCAACACGTTTGGCATGGAAGGCTTAAGCACTTTTAGAGAATCTTTGTTCCCAAGAATTATTTGTTTAGATGTGGCGAATGGTTATATGGAAAGGTTTGCTGATCTTGTAAAGCGCACTAGAGAAGAAGCAAAGTTTTCTATAATTATCGCTGGTAATGTTGTAACCCCTGAGATGACTCAAGAGTTGATTCTATCAGGAGCAGACATTGTTAAAGTTGGTATTGGTAGCGGTTCTGCTTGTGCTACTCGTAGTGTGGCTGGTGTTGGTTTCCCGCAGTTCTCCGCAGTTGTTGAATGTGCCGATGCTGCTCATGGTTTGGGTGGGCATATTATGTCTGACGGTGGTTGTACTACTCCGGGGGATGTAGCTAAGGCATTTTGCGCTGGTGCTGATTTTGTAATGCTTGGAGGAATGCTTGCTGGACACGATGAAAACGGTTCCGAATTTTACGGAGAATCCTCAGAGAGAGCAAATATTTCAAATTCTGGTGGGCTCAAAGATTATCGGGCTTCTGAGGGTTTTGAGTTGGTTCTTCCCAAAAGAGGAGGACTTAACGGAACCTTACAAACAATTGAAGGTGGCCTTAGAAGCTGTGGTGCCTATATCGGTGCAACGAAGCTTAAAGACTTCCCCAAGTGTGCAACGTTCATAAAAGTTAGACGAATTCTAAATGAAAGCTTAAAGGAGTATAGGACTCAGTGATTCAGTTAACAGAAAAAGAATACAACGATATGGTTGAGTTTTACACCAATCGACGTGATCAAATTAATGAGATGGCTAGAGAAGTTCATAAGGCAAATGAAAAATGGTGGAAGAATATCAACACTGGAGAACCACTAGATAAATCCAATTTTGAACTTAAGGGAACAAAACTCATGCTCATGGTTTCAGAGATTGCTGAAGCTATGGAAGGTGAGCGCAAAGAATTAATGGACGATAAGCTTCCCCATCGTAAGATGGCAGAAGTGGAACTGGCTGATGCTGTGATTCGTATCTTCGACTATGCCGCAGCTATGGGTTACGACCTTGGTGGAGCTTACGTAGAAAAGATGGCGTATAACGCTAAGCGTGAAGATCATAAAATTGAAAACCGCTTGCTTCCCGGTGGGAAGAAATTCTAGTAACACATGGCGATAACAATATTAAAAGAAATTAAATCTACTAAAAGAAAAACTAAAGTAGAATGTAGGTGTGATTGTGGTCGCATATTTAAAGCCAGAAAAGATAATGTAAAATCTGGTATCACAAAAAGTTGTGGGTGTTTTAAAAGTAAGTCGGTAAGAAAAGTTTTAGATGCATATGTAGTTACTCATGGAATGTCTAGAACGCCGGAATGGTGGTCATATTCTGGAGCGAAACAAAGATGCAGTAATCCAAAGCACATTAGTTATAAAAATTATGGTGGTAGAGGCATAAAATTTTTATTCAAATCTTTTGAAGATTTTTATAAAGAGCTAGGACCAAGACCAAAAAATAAAACTTTGGATAGGATAGACAACAATGGTCACTACGAACCCGGAAATGTTAGATGGGCAACCAAAAAAGATCAAATACTTAACAGGAGATTAGCACAGTGCCAATAACTGCTTATTGTGATGCAGGGTCGAGAGGAAATCCCGGTCCTGCCGCCTGTGCTTATGTGATATACGAGAACGGGAAGAAAACTCTCTATAGCTCATGGTACATTGGGGAACAAACGAACAACGTGGCTGAATACAGCGCACTGATTGGTTTGTTACGTGAACTGAAAGTACCCGCTGAAATTTTTTGTGACAGTGCTTTAGTAGTCAATCAGGTAATGGGCAAGTGGAAAGTAAAGCACGAGAACATGAAACCTCTTCACGCTGAAGCGCAGGCTTTACTGATTAGAGGTAAACACACTTTAACACATATAAAGGGGCATAGTGGTATCCCCGGCAATGAATTAGCTGATCAATTGGTGAATATAGAATTGAATGACTATGAAGAAAAGAGCAAAGAAAGAAAAGCTTGACTTGTTAGAGTCGGCTGATATACTATATAAGCTGGCTACAAAAGTTCAAGGAGAGCCGTGGCTTATTTTGAATAACGCCATCGGGCACATTTTAGACCGTTTTTATAGAGAAGGATATTGTTTGTGATTGGTAAAAAGTTTGGTAAATGGTTAGTTATAGAGTTTCCAAAGAATAAAAAATATGGGACAAATTTATGGCTCTGCCGATGTGAGTGTGGTTTAGAAAAGGAAGTGAGTGAGGTTTCTTTAAACCACGGATTATCCAAAGGGTGTAGAAAGTGTTTTGAAGACACTGTAAAAATTAGGCCATACGAAGCTCTGTACAACCAGTTTGTACGCACGGTAAAAAAGTCAAAAAAACATAGCTCTATTTCATATGAAGATTTTTTACAGTTTACCCATCAAAAGGAATGTTTTTATTGTGGTAAAAAAATTTCATGGTTAAAGTATACTACCAAAAGTTCTAGCAGAGCTTATCATTTAGACAGAAAAGATAATAGTCTGGGGTATTCAGTAGAAAACTGTGTGGTTTGTTGTGCAATCTGTAATCGTTTAAAATCTGACATGTTTTCATTCGACGAAATGTGTTTATTGTCTCCTGTATTAAAGAGAATACAATACAACAGAGAGGCATTAAATGAAGAGTTAAAATGGTCAGAATTGTATTTTATAAACACTGGAAATAATTTTTTTGAAACAAATCCAGTAGACAAGAAAAAGTTTATCGAGGACGGATATATAATTTCAAATTGAGGTGCCTTCGGAAGGGCGCTGGCCTTATAAGCCGGAACTGACACTAGATTGGTGTTCGCAAGCTGGATCGTCACCAGCCACCTCAACCATATGGCTGCATCGTTCAATTGAACAGGACACCCGCCTTCTAAGCGGTGAATCTAGGTTTGAGTCCTAGTGTGGCTACCATAGCGTTGTCTTCTAACTGGAATAGGAAATCTCCCTCTCAAGGAGAAAAATGCGGGTTCGAGTCCCGTTAACGCTACCAATTTTAATGTGGAGTTATCGTCTAACAGGAGTATAGTGTTAATGGCAGCATATCAAACTCTTAATTTGCAAGGTGAAGGTTCAAATCCTTCTGCTCCTACCAAATTTAAAAGCCCTTCCATACATAGAACAGCTTTGTATAGGGCTAAAGCAGCTTATCGCGGCATGATAGAAAGATGTGAAAATAAGAACGGTAAAAATCCTACATATACTGATGTAAAATTGAAAATGACAATGGAGGAATGGTTAAATTGGGCAGTTTCTAAATATGAAAAGTTTCTAATAGAGAACCCAAATGAGCAGCCTTCCGTATCTAGATACAAAGATATTGGTCATTATGAAATAGGAAATTTAGAAATAATATCTTTTTCTAAAAACAGAATAGGGCAGAAAAATTCCTTATTACTAAAAGAAGATGGAACAAAATTATGTGGTCGTTGTAAATTAGTTCTAAAAGCTGACAGTAATTTTTGGAAAGACAAAACTCGCCCCGATGGATTTAGGAAATGGTGTAAAGAATGCGTTACTAAACATAGATTAGAACGCAAGGGGAATCGTGGCGTAATCGGCAGCGTATCAGACTTTTAATCTGCAAGGTGGAGGATCGTGGCCTCCCGGTTCCACCAATTTTAGAAGTAAATATGACTCAGGAGAATGTATGGCAAAGAAAAAAGTAGAGAAGAAGGTAGTGAAGGTTAACGTTACAAAGAAGTATATTACGCAGGGAGAACCTTCAGATGGTTCCCATTGTCCCATCGCTTTAGCTTTAAGAGCTAAGGGATATGACGATGTTATGGTTGACAGCGAAACTGCGGAAGTATTTAAGGGAGATAAGTATTACATTGCTAATCTTCCTGCTGTAGCTAAGAAATTTGTTGAGAAATTCGACAACGTAGTTTATGACGAAGAAATGGAACTTGTTCAAGTTGAAGAAGTTAAACCTATCAAATTTGAATTGAAGTTCATTGAACTTACATAAACAAAGAAAACCCCGGCCATCCGAAAGGATAGTCGGGGTATTTTTTTTTATACTGCCCAAGGATCACCAGTATCAAACTCGTGAGGCTTAGGACGCGCTAGTTTGTGTTCATAATCTGAGCTTTCATACGGTATGTATTTGCCGCCCACACCATCATGAAGAGTGGCCCAGTTAACAATCATGAAGTCCTCCAAAGCTGCTTTATCAGATTGCTCAGCACGCTTTGGGTCTTCCTTCATAAATTCAATCGCTGTTTTCACAGTGACGAAGTTTAGAACTGGAGCAGAAGTAGTTTTAGTGAAAGGCTCTACCCACCCCACATACACCCTGTCTTGATTCAATTCTTCAAATTTTGCCATTTTGTCATCTCTTCACGGAACCCCGTTTCACGCTGTCCGCTTAGTTTTTCTCTGCCTCTAAAGGCGGGTTTAGTTGTTCTCTTCTCAGCTTGATTAGGACATCACCATGACAGTGAAGGGATTCTCCAGTTGAAGGTGTATCATGGCACCAGCAGCCAAGAATTTGATTGTCAATTTCGTGAAGTGCTGCCATAAGCTCAGGATGAGAACGAATATGTTGCTCATATTTATCCAAACAACCTGCTCTGTCATCCCCTATAATGCGAAAAGGGTTAGCCCATTTTGATTCAGGAAGTCCAGCCCACGCTCTCCCTATGTATAGTGTAAAATTCGGCATTTTACGATTAACTTTTACTACAGTTGTCAATTGGTTCTCCTACTATCAGTTGAATGCTTCCCGGTTCATAAGGTCTTTGGATCACGTTTATTCCAGCTTCAATAAATAGCCTCACAATATTTCTGGCTCCCACTGGGTTGAAGCTATGTACAATCGCCAGCTTGGGGAACTTCCCAATCTTGGTTAGGTACAATGCCGCGTGGTACCCAGTCTTTTCCTTGTAAAGGTTATAAAGAATTTTCTCTTTAGGGTTTTGTATTCCTATAGGGTAATGCTCATCTGCCAAGTCATGATCAAAAGAAATTATATCTGGAACACCAAGGTTCTTAATGTACTCTACGAATTGTTCGTAGCTTCTTACCACATCCCAAGAGCTATCGTATGGCTTCCTCACATCGTCTAAAAACAGTTTTCTCAATTAATTCCCTCCACTTCTATATTACCACACTTTAAAAAAATTTTATAGTACCTCACTACCTTAAAATGGTACCTAAGGGGGTGGGTGTTTGGGGCATTTCTGACTTTTTTCTACGATTAAAAAGTTGATTGGATTGGGTTGACCATTTCACATTCCCCGGCTCATAGTGACCATTGTTGTCTTTCCTATCTAAGCTGGTCCCTTCTGGTCGAGGACCGATATGCTCGTAGAATTCTAAGAAGGAAGTAAATTTAAACTCTATCCCTCTTCCTCCGTAGTTTTTATAACCGTCAGTCTTAGGATTGTTGCATCTCATCTTGGCATGGATGTATGAACTATATTCCGGTGAATCTTTGCCATCAGGTCGATGTCGTTTATTGTGTCCATGCAAAGGAACCTTCTCAGGTTTTGTAGGGGAGTTTGCACGTTTCTTTTCTCGGTATCTCTTTTTCTCAGCCAGTACTTTATCCCGGTTTCTTTCCTTCCAAGCTCGTTTCCAAGCCCGTTGTTTTTCAATGTCTTTGTAAGGCAATATTCCCTCCTATTTTTAGAATACGATAATACTGTGGTTATGTCAAGGGGGATACCACCTCGCTGACAATTAAAAATTTCTACACGTGTCCCCCGGCTTTTTGCATGGGAGTCCCTTCCGAGGGGGTATACTGGGGGTTCCTTCGCCTACCGTTCGCTTTCGCCCTGTGTTCTCCTTTCGCTTTATGTACACGTTAGCTTGGTGCTGTGCAATGTCCAACCCTCCTTAGCTGGGAGTTCCTATGGCTTAGAGTTAATCCCTACTAAACCTATAGACATTATCAAGGCTATGGACTAAGCGCACATTGTACGGCTGGCTAAATCCGGCTGGTTATGTAGCAGTCTATATAGGGGAAGCAATAGAGGCAGGGATCACAGTGCTACTGTGTAAGTCCTTTGTTTCCGTGTAACGCGAGGGATGACACTAAGGTAACCGGGGGTAATAGCAGTGGGATTGAATAGAGTACGGTGTGAGAGGTATTAATAAGTATATTAGAATCAATAAGATACATTATTGGTAGTCCGTAAGTGTATAAGAACATGGAGTGTTTGAGTGTTGTAGTTGACTATAACACCTAGGGAAAGGTAATACTTACAGCATCCGATAGGGTGCTGGAAGCCATATAGAGGCTTATGGGCGTTTGTATGGCTTAAGACGGGGGAAAGGTACATAAACAGGTGATCGTGCAATATGGCTCATTCTAGATGGCCTGCTGATAGGTTCTATAAACTGGTTGTAATCCTTAGGTGTGACTCAATCGTCTGCTGGGTTTGATGACCGTCTACGCATACGCTAGGCTAATAAACGCCTAAGATCGTTTTAGGCGGATTAACGCCTATTGATCATATTGTGTCAATCTGGCATAATCGTCCGATTTATGTCATACTAAAAGCAGGAGGGGAATAGTCCAATGAAAGGAGCTATAAGCTTGCGACAAAGAGAGATGCAATTACGTAATGAACTGAAGATCATACAAAAGAAACTAGCACCTAGCCGCAATTCAAATTACAGTGAGGAAAAGATTCGTAAACAATACGAAGCAAAGGGTTTTACAGTGCTTAGAGGTGGATGGCCTGATTTCCTTGCAATCAAAGATGGGCAAGTGATTGGTATAGAAGTGAAATCAGGCAATGACAAACTAAGGCCAGCACAAGAGAAAATGCACAAAGCTTTGCCGTTCTGTACCATCATTGAAAGAGTATAAAAAATATTTTTTCGGGAATATTTGCTTTATTATCAAGTAATTATAAAATGTTTACTAGTTTGCTATATGCAACGATTTCCTTTTGATCTAATGTGCTTCTTGTCCGAGGGCAATAGGTCAAGAGCCCAAAGGCAGTCGGTAAGGGGAACAGGACGCGAGTTAAACTGGGTGAGTGATCTACGAACGGTCACAAGATTCTCAATCCTGAGTTAGGGCTAATAGCAGCCTGCACGACAGGGGCAACCAAACCTTACAGGCTTCAGGGCAGTTAAAGCCCGACCAGCGCGAACCGCTGGGAGCGACGAGCACACATTTAATGCTCTGTTAATCTGATGACCCAATAAGGAACGGGGAGGCTATCAGAGTTTGCCTAGCAATGGCACAGGATTAAGCTGGCTAGGTTTCACTTAAAAAACTCATAGAGCATCCGTAACCGGGGACGCGGACTAGGGGGTAGCTTATGCCGTATCAAGCGATTAGTCGAAGCGGTTTTAAACCGTCGTACTTGAGGATTAACAGAGAGAGTATAAATGCTCCGTGGATTAATGGAATGATTCGTGACAGGCATACCGTTACCACGTTAAACAATCACAAAGACCTAGAGCTTTCGAGCTTAGGCAAACATTTAAGGGCTTATAATGTGAAACCCAATTGGGCAACCCTTACGCGAATGCTGCAATGCTTCGCGTTCTATGTGTTGGGCTGGTCTTTTCTAAATCCATTTTCATCCAGTCTAATGCATAGAGCGGGAGGCATTGCATATGAGAATCAAGGACGTTCCCACACATCCGGCGTATGTTGTTTTTCATGACAGCTACGATAACGGAGCTATGGATGTTTACGGCTGTGAGAGCTTAGAGCGTGCTCAGGCTATTGCAGCTAAGAAGCAAGCCAGCTTAGATGACAGTGGATACGATGAGGCAGGCATATGGAAAGCTTACGAAAAGCTTCCACGGATTAAAGTGTATAGTTACCATGGAGAAATTAAATGAAAATCTATATCAACGAACATTTAGAAGACGGGCAGATTGTGACGTTAGAAGAGCGCACAGACGAGCACAACTATCCCGGCTTCGCGTTTGACTTTGCACAGGAATACCGCGATAAGTTTGTAATAGACAATATGCACGTTACCTCTAACATTCACATCTATCTCAAACGGAGGGATGCAAAGTAATGTCAAATCAAGGACTGTTCAAGCGCAATAGCGACGTACAGAAGCAGCACGATAAAGCTTTTGACTATGCCTTTGCTGTAAAGCGTGAGGCTGAGCGCATCTTGGCTGCTAAGCGTGCCGCATCACAGGTACGCATTACCGTACTCGACCAGAAGCGTGATCTACCGTTCTAGGAGGCTTAATGCAGGGTAAGATTAGGAATCACATCGCAGAGGTAACATGGGATTTGAACTTCGAACGGCTTTTATCGCCGTTGCGCTTCCCTCTGTGCTTGTGATCCGCAAAAAGGATATCAAAGCTAAAGAGCGTAAGGGCACTGTGCCAGCACAGGGTTATGTGTGGGTGGATTAGTGAGGCGCAAGGTTAGTGCCTTGCGTACATTCTCTAGAGATATCGTGATTGCAGCACGAATAGCCTGCAAGTGCATAAGCTACCTAGAGAATGTATGGAGGGCACTACCAATGGCTAAGCTGAAAGCAACACCAAAGAGCTACGCTGAAGCAAAACAGACTTTAGGCAACCGTGATTCCATGCGAATTGGTAACAACACTTACCTTGAATGGGGAAAGTTTGGTACCTATATCGCTGTGCGTTTGCATGGTACAGAGATTGTTAAATTTCATGAGAACGACACGGTTACCTTGCACACTGGCGGTTATCGCACCGTAACCACTAAAGACCTAGCTCAATTCGTTGCAGAGCTTATTAGGCAGGGCATCCGGTTTATGTGCATAACGTAGGGCGCGATGCATACGAAGTAGAACTAACAGGGGGATTCTAATGCTAATTGACAAGATCATGCAGTATGAAGATGGGCAAATGAACAGGGAAGAAACAATCGAATTCTTCCAAGAGCTTGTAAACAGTGGTATGGCTTGGACGCTGCAAGGGCAATACGGGCGTATGGCTATGGCACTGATTAAGGCAGGGCTTGTGACTATGCCTAAGATTCGTAAAGTAAAAAGCCACGACCCTAATCACGGACAGGCACCAGATTTTGTGCGATAAAGAGAAAGGTAATTAAAATGGAAGTTGATGTAGCTACACGTTTTTGGACAAAGGTTAATAAGCATGGGTCTATTCCTGAACATAAACCAGAGCTAGGCCCATGCTGGGAATGGATTGCAGGAAAATTTCGTTACGGTTATGGACAGTTTACTTTTCAAGGAAGGAACATGTTGGCTCATAGAGTTTCATGGTTTCTTAAGTATGGTAAATTTCCTCAACCTATGGGACTTCATAAATGTGACAACCCTTCCTGTGTTCGACCTACTCATTTATTTGAGGGAACGAAAGATGACAACATGAAAGATCAGGTTTCAAAGAATAGAAGTTTAAAAGGTGAGAAACATCCAAGAGCTAAGCTTACATCTAAAGCTGTTGGAAAACTTCGTGAGAAATACAATGGCAGTATCTCAACCAAAAATGCCAAAGATGAAGCTATTAAGTACCGTGTTCATGAAGCCACAATAAAAGACATAGTATATGGCTACAGTTGGCATGATCCTAACATGGGACAATCACCGGAATTCACTCGATAAGGAGATTAAGCAATATGACAAACCGAAAGCGTAAACAAGCACGCAAGCGATTCGCTAAGATGCCACATTCCACCCGCCCATTTACGTCCGCTGATTACGCGGCACTGCCTAAGGAGTAATTATGAAAGAGTTTTATGTAGTGAAATTCTCTATAGGGACCATGCAATACGAATACCTCGCTAAGCTAACTACAGAAGAGTATGCAGAAATTGTAAAGCTTTTACAGAAACATGCAGACTCTTTCGAAGTGGTACAGGGAATAGACGAGGAGGTTATGGAGGCAACGCATCTCAAGAAAGCAATCGAAAGTATCCTAACCTAGGGGGGGGGGCCACTGTGCAAGCGTTCGAGAAGTTTATGTTTGATTGGCAAAACAAGAATGTAACCGTATTCAGTGATGCTGATACCCGTTTGCGTGAGCATGTGCGGAGGACTCAGGTGGATGAAACCCACGCTAGTGATTGCTCATATTGGGTAGATGAAACGTGCGACTGCTACATTAACCCTGATTATCCCGAGGACTAACATGCAAAGACATTACCCAGCGAGAAAGCTTAATAATGGTAACGTGGAAGTTAGAACATGGTGGGGCTTGTGGGAACTGCCTAAAGATGGAGAAGTAGACGAAGATGTTATCGAGGCATTTACTACAGGCCATTGCCACTCATTCGCGCTAGCTATGCATGAGAAAACAGGCTGGGATATGTATGCATGTAGCTATGACCCCGGTTACGATACTCCTGCTCATGTGTTTATCAGGCATCCTAAGGGTAAGTTTGTGGACATTACAGGCTTCATTCCCAAGGGATCACGCTGGTTTCGTGATGGTGTAGTGCGAGTAAGCAAGGAAGATATTTATGAATTCTTTGACTACCTTAGGCCACAGCCTAAGTTAGCGGCCCCGTTTGTAAAATCAGTATTGAAACAAATTGGCTATAAGCCTCAAATTAAAAAGGCGGCATAACATGGAACTGCCCTTCTATAAGGTAATGACTAAGATGGGTGAAATAAGCATTAAGCCCACAGATGGAGAGCACATCTATATTGACTTCGGAGGCCAATATAGTCATTCCCCCTCTATGATTGTTCGCGGCAAGCCTTACAATGGTTCTGTCCACTTCTATAAGTGGAATGATGGAACATGGAATATCGGCCCTGAGTTTGATAGCGATGGTAAGCCTACCACTGAGTATTCTAGACGTTCTCAGTTATATCTCACCCGCAATGATTGGATGGAAATGGGTGGGAGGCCGGGAGATGTGTCTGAACCTGCACGCAAGACTATCAAACTGGCGCTAGAGCTTGCTGTCAGAGAATGGTTGCAAACTGAGCTAGGACAGGAAGCTGTTTATGTTGCAGCAGAGTCTAAGCGCATCAGTGACATTGCCAAGCTAGAGGATGAGATTGCTAACCTAGAAGGTGAGATTACGAAACGCAAGGCTCGTATAGCTTCGTTGAAAGGTGAGAAGGGACTATGAGCAAGCATGATGACAATGGTAGTGCATTAGTCGCTAGGCTATTTCGCGCACTGCAACGTGTAGCTGAAGAGCTTGAAGGTATAGATGAAGACGAGATGACTAGGGCTGAGCGTAACATCTATCTAATCGTGCATGATGCTATTGACACGGAGGATTAAGCATGGGAAGACCGAAGGGATTACGCAAGGATAAAGCTACAGGCCAGTGGTATATGTCTAACGATGTAGTACAAGCCAGCAAGCAAAAGATTCCTGTAAAAGAGAAGGTTAAAAAGGAGAAGTTGCCTAAGCCCGTCGCGCCCAAGCCCCCAGCCGAATTGCCAGCGTATCAGATGCCAGTAGTTGAATCCACGTTCAAGCCTAGCAAGGGTGGTTATACACGTAATCAGCTAGTGCATATAGGTTCTAGGCCGGGATTAGTGCTAGGTATGGAGAAGGGTAAGATAGTAGTGCAAATGATTTACGAGAACAACGTCCGACAATACGTTACAGAAAAGGAGATTAACTAGCCATGTGCTTGAATGAGGTAACTAAAACTAACGAGGTTGGTTCACCGGAATACAGTAAGGTTAGGACCGCATGGAAATTTGTGGAGATGTACAGGGGAAGATACACGGCTCCTTTCATGGCTTATACTTATGATCCTAACGAATGGAACGAAGCTCGTATATATAATAAAGTGTATACTATTCCAGCTTTAGGAGGTGTTCATTATCATCAAGGGTTCTATGTGTTTGCTACTCGCGCAGATGCACGCAAAGACAAGATGCGCTTTATTGCGAGGGCACGATGAGGGGATACTACGAACGAGGCTATGACCGCTATGCATTCCAGCAGGACCGACAGAACAGAGGGCTATGCTGTAGTGATTGCTTAGCCCTTGCAGGGCATTACAGTGTCTGCCTCTGTATTCGAGCTAATGAAGATACCATGCTAGAAGAGGCTAAGAAAGCTAAGCCGTATCTTGATATCGTACCTATGTTTAGTGAGACTGATAAAATTCACTTGAGGGGCATGGGAGTAAAAAGCTAATGCACCAAGACTATGAGGATGGACAACACGAGAGGGTAACAGAAGGCCGCAAAACATGGGAAGAATGGACAGAACAAGAACGGTTAAACTTTTTAACCGTTAATGAATTTGGTCCTTCATTCGCTGTGTTTGCTTGGCCCATGTTGCCCTATACTATCAAAGAAGCTGTACTTTTCTTAAACGAAAAAGAAGGCTGCTCATACAACGTATTCGCTAAATGTGGGCATTGCAAATACATCTACTGCATGGAAGAGCAGGTCGTATTTAAATGCCCCAAGTGTACGTCTAAGAGCGTAGCATGGGTATACCAAAGCCCTACAAGCCATGATGACGCTATTAAAACGCTAGAACGGCTGAGAGCTACAGGAGAAGAGCCTGAGGCAGAACTTACAGAAGGTGACAAGAAGGACATTGCAGAACTAGAAAAGTTATACAAACTATGACAAAACGACCACACTATAGGCCCAAGCTTAAGGATATCATAAAATAACAGGGGCACTGCAACCACAGTGCTCCTATTATTGTGCCAGAAAGGAGGTAAATGAAGGATGAAGTGATTGAAGCCGCACAGTTGTATGGTGAGCATCATGATCAATGCCCCATCTGTTCTCAAGATGGAATGAGCTTATGTTTCAAAGGCGAAGTACTAATGCAGAGATTTTATGATGCTCTTAAAGACATGCTTAACCGTGGAGCGATAGAACGATCTAAACCAGCAGCGTAAAGGACTACCCTATGACCCCCGAGCATAGACTGTTCGCGTCATCAGTTTAGCTTTGTATGTGTTTTGGCTAGCGCATTCTGGCATACAAAGAACCCCCGCAAAAAGAAAGCCTAGAGCCATCAAAACCTCCCGTTCTGTGGCGATTATATACTCAGGGAAACATGAAAGGAACTTGATTGAAAACTTCGGCCCTTCAAGAAAAGGGGGCGATGAGTTTGATTGCATAGTATGGATTGTGTTATACTGTGAAACCAAGCTCATCCCCCTTTTTCTATTTACATACACGTCTAAATACTTTATTTATCATAATGATACAAGGATGCTTACTGTGGCATTTAATAAAAAAGAATACAATCGAGAATACTGGTTGAAAAATAAAGAAAAACTTAAAGAGCATAAACGAAAATACTACTTAAAGAACAAAGAAAAAGAGAAAGAACGTGTACGAAAATACTGGTTGAAAAATAAAGAAAAACTTAAAGAGCATAAACGAAAATACCAATGGAAGTGGAAACAAAAAAATAAAGAAAAACTTAAAGAGCATAAACGAAAATACTACTTAAAGAACAAAGAAAAGTGTGTAGAAAGAGCGAAAGGATGGCAATTAAAAAATCCAGAGCGTTATGCATTTCTAGATATTAGAGGCCAAGTTAAAAGGTCTTGTAAACCCAACACATCAAAAGAAGATATTAATCAGATAGCTATGCTCATAATGTTAAGAAGGGAGAAAAAGCGTGTCATATAATTTTGAGGAAGTATGGGAAAAGATTAATAACAAGTTTGAATTTGCAGATAAACTTGCCTCAGGAAAAAATCCTAATGCTGATTTGGTGAGAGAAGTAGGTCTAAACGCACTTCGTTACTTAGAAGCAGCGATTGCATATAAACATGAACCACTCAAACATGATCATTTAAAAGAGGATGTAAGTGCTCTGAAAAATCAGAATGAGTTTGCTAGGAAGGTAGCTGAACAAGATTTGAAAAAGGGGAAGAAATAACCTGTGTCAAACATCTATGACATGTATCGCCAGTCTCTTGTACGTGGTAAAGATGGCAAAGCACACCGTATGAGTCTCAATCGTAAATCGGCTCCCGGCGTAGGTCAATTCTCGGATGTGACCAAGTTTATGACCATGGACCGCTTATTGTACGTGCGTATGCGTGCCAAGAAAACACGTTATGAAGCTCAGCAACGAGAGTTTATTTTGCATAACCCCTATCGTATGATCCGTGAATTGATTGTGAAACGATAAAGGAGAATAAATGGCAAAGCCAGAAGGTGTCAGTAAAGGTAAGAAAAATAATAGTCATAAACATCCATACGAAAGGGAAAAGTGGATGAAGGCTAAAAAGGTAGGCAGACCTAAGCAAATTTGGGTAGATGGGCACTGGGAAAAGCAAAATTGAATAACGGAAGGAGTATCCCTATGTTTTGGACTTGGCTGGTTCGAACGCTGTGCTGGCATGAGTATGTGAGACGGTGGGAGAAAGGCCGCTTGTTCGTAATGTGCTTGAAGTGTGGGCACGAATCAAAAGGAATTCAAACAGGAGGATTTAAATATGGCTCAAATAGTAGATAAGCAAATGATCACCGTTCCACGGCTTAAGGAAGCAACCATTGTAATCAGCGGGGATGAAGCCCAATTTTTACGCGATGTTCTCTATCAAATTGGTGGTTCTCCAGAAAAATCCAGACGTAGATATGCTGACTCTCTGCTAAAAATGTTTCATGAAGATTTGGGGATTAAAACTGATGGACAAGCTGAAGACATTGATCCAAAATATCGTGCGATTTATTTCAAAAACGAGGAAAATTAACATGCCAGATGTGAGATTTCTATACCTGCGTAATCGCAAGGGTGTTCCTGTGGCTACAGTGGCTACTCGCGTAGTTCGAGGGCACGAGGGTGAAGTGTACAGGGTTCACTATGCCATCGCTACCCATAACCCGCGTGATCCTTTCAACCGTCAGGTGGGAATGCAAGTTGCTGAAGGCCGCTTGAACCGTAGGCCAGAAGTGCTCAACGTGACCGCAAACTATACGGTAGCTCATTCTGTGGTTAACGATATTCTTACCTTGATGAAGATTGGATATAAGGCTGAGTACGTATACCCTGAGCGTGCTCGTAAGGCTGCAAAGCTGTGGCTTGAGAATCACCCGGAGGACTAATTGAAACTAGCTGGCATAGCACTTCTGTTGTCTCTCACCCTTCCACAAAGCAGAGTAAGCCCCAAGACCCCTCAGGGTGGTGCGTGGTGCTGTCTCTGTATGTGCAACTCACATGATGAAACCAAATGCTCCCGATATTGCATTATCCGACAGAATGGTAAGCGCATTATCGAAGAGCCTGAAATGATTGTCTGCACACGCAAGTGTGAAATGAAATTTAAAAAGGAGATTAAGTAATGCCTTTTAATGAATATCTGGATGAAGAACTGGGAGAGGACATCGACTGGTTGGATGAAGAAGACGAAGACTCATTTGAGGATGAAGAGTCTGAAGATGAAAACGATATTCTTCAGTAATTGACAAATTGGCACAAACCACGGTATACTAAAAGGATATGCCCAAAGAGATAAAAGTAGTCACCATAAGCGCACACTTTCCTGAACTGAAAGGGCCAAAGATGTATCAGCAAGGCCGAGGGCGGGGAAGTAGTGTAAAGGTTGCGGCTGCTAATGCGGTGAGAAACCTGCTGAAACAGCCGGGACTTAAAAGCCAACGATACTCTATGTTTAAAGCCACAATTGCAGTGGGAAGTGAAGCAGTTAATACGGAGGTTTAATGTCAGAATTTGAAGTGGTATGTAGGGATGGAACCATTATTCCTTTTGAACAAGTGATTAGAGAGAACGCCGAATACAGACCAAAAGAACTGGCGTTTATTGAATCAAGTAAACGTTCCGCTTTATACTTCGATAGTAAACCGAAGCATTTTTTAGACTGGCACATAGACTTAGAGAGCGATAAACCCTAAGAAAGGAGAACATCTTGGAAATTTCATTAAAAGATATTTTGCCTAATCCTAACCGTAATTTTACCATTAACCCTCTTGATGAAGTCCGCATTGAAAAGCTTGTAGAATCTATTAATGCTACTGGTTTCTGGGAAAATGTTGCCGTTCGTAAGAATTCGGCAGGTAAGTACGAAATTGTTTATGGGCACCATCGAATTAAAGCCGCGCAAATCGCCGGATTAAAAACCGTAGATGTTAAGGTTTTAAATCTGAATGACACTGAGATGTTGGAGCGCATGTCGCGTGATAATGACCCGGCATATGATTCAACATTTCTTCATGTCATTGAAACAGTTTATGCGGCTGTACAAGGTTTGGCAAATGGTACTCAGAAACCGTTTGTATTGCCTGAAAAAACAAAACTTGAATATATTATGTATGCCCCTTCTTTTGTGCCGGGGGTATCTGCCCCAGAGTCTGGGGCACATCCTTACACTGCTATTGCTCTCGCGCAAAGACTGGGATATACTAGAAAGCAAGGAAAAGAAGGAGTACAACCAAATCTTGCAGCAGAGACAGCCCTAGATATTCTCATGCTTGTGGAACTAGGCAAACTCAAGGATTTTAGTGCTTTTCGTGCAAAAGGCATGACAGCCAATGCTGCCGCTGAAATTATTAAAGCTAAATTAGCCCTTCTCAAAGAAGAAGCTAAAAATAAAAAAGAAGAAGCTCTTAAAGCTAAGGCAGAAGCCGTTCGAGCTAAGATTGAAGCGGAGCAGAAGGCTTTTCGTGAAGCTGAGAAGGCTAAGGCTCTTGAAGCTTTTAACAAGCGTGAAGCTTTAAAGAAGGCCGAGCGTGAAGCTAAGCGCAAAGAAGAAGAAGCTGAAGCTGCGCGTATTGCTGAACAGCGTGCGCGTATGGAAGAAGCGGAAAAGCTGCGTGCTCTAAAGGCTAACGTTAAGATGGCTGAAGCAGCCATGAGCAAGTACAGTGTGGGCCTCGATCCTAAAGAGGGCGCAACTGTTGAGAAGACTCTTAAAGAAGCCAAGGACATCTTGGATTCGAAATCTTCAAAGGAAGCCGATGCTGTAGCTGAGAAGCTTCTTAAGGTAGCAAAGAAAATCACTGACACCTATCTTGTTCATCAAAAGCAAGAACAACGTAAGGTGGAAGAAGAGCGTACAGTTAACGCTGCACATCAGCACACTGATGCTCTTATCAATCGAATCATGGGGCTTTCACTGGGTAAGAATACTCTGTGGAAAGAACTTGATTCTCTCTCACGTAACTCTCACTTGGACACAAACGATAGAGAGCGAGTACGTCAAGCTCTTCTCACTGTGTCTGAAACTTTTCGAGAGGTTTCATCTAAGTTCCTGCCCCCCGTTAAAGAAAACACGTTGGATAACGAAGCAAAGAGGTCTAGCAAGACTCCGAGCTTAGTAGAAGATAAAGAGCGTGCTCAGCGTGCTAAGAAGGTTCAAAATGAACTGGAGAAAGCAGCCGAGGAGCGTGCTCAACAACGTGCTAAGGAAAATGAAGAAATCTCAAAAGAAAAGAAGGGTAAGAAGAAATGACTCGGGAACAATCAATTGCTCAGGAAGTAGAACAGCGAGAATCATATCGACGTATGCGCTACGGTAATATGGTTAAAGGGCCGTTCGCTCCCGTTAAAAACAACTTGATTGTTCCTTATCTTTCATCGGATAAGGAACAGTTGCTTAAGGAACACCTTTTTTACTCAGATGGGATGGGAGCTTCAGCGCATAACGATGACATCAGTGAAAGCGCAGTGGGTATTTTCTTTTCAAATGGAACCATAGAAGGTCTACCTATTCGAGCGTGGTATGTTGAGAAGTCTTTAGACAGGTTGAATAAGAATCGAGAAGACATCATTTATCATAATAAAAATAAGAGGAAGGTTCAGTGAAATACCCATATCGCTCAGATGAACAGCAGGCAGCATTGGAACGTCTTCCTAACAGCCCATATGCATTCGATGATCATCCATATCTAAACACGGCTCGATATTCGTTGTCTGGATATGAACCTTATCATATCGAGGCAAAAGCACTTGTGGATAAACAAAATACTCACGATAATTACTGGTGGAGATTCTATGGAACTAATTGAATCATTTAAAGAATACTGGGCTTATCGCATTGAAGTTCGTTTCCGTGATTCAAAAGACAAGTGGGGTAGGCCAGATATTTATTCTAATCTTTATACGTCTAGCACTGCTGATGCCATTGTTAAGAAGTCTAATGAAACTTCTGTATGTGGATTGCAGTTCCGTAAGGTTGCTGACACTAAAGTGCTGGTTATGGAACCTGAATTTAAACCTGAGCCTGAACCTAAGAAATATAAAATTGAGTGTCTTTTTCAGTATACTGGCTGGGAGCGTTCCAATGATTTCCCCAATACTTATACTAAAGAAGAAGCCGAGCGGCTTTTGTACGCTCGTCATGATGGGATAGAAAGACGTATAGTTGAGTTACAATGATTTCCTTGGTAAGTTTGGAGGGACTTCACAAGAAGACTCTTCACTTACCCCCGCCTATGCTCCAGATGCATTAGGCAAGTTTTTAGGGATGTTCGCTAAAGAAATGCCCTCCTACTGGTTCTACAATGACACAGTAGAGCTAAGGTTTGATAAGGCAGACCATATATACTACCTTGTCGAAGCTTTGGGTAACCTTAAACCTGTAGAAGGTGTGACTACTGTTTGTCACATCATAGATCGTTCGCATTCTCTCACTCCATGGGCAGCTAAGAAAGTAGCCGATAAACTAATACAAATTATTCCAACAGTGGAATTATCTGGTGAAATCTGGCTGCAACCCATGTCTCTTGCGCTTTTCACTCAGTATGTGATGGAAGCTAAAAAAGCTCCCCAAGAAGAGAAGTTAGAAGCCGGGGATGTGGGCCATATGGCTCACGAGTGCTTAGAGAAATCTATTCAATTCGCAATTGAAAACAATGCTGGAGTAGTAGAAGAGTTAAAGGAGATTCCTGAGAATGAACAAGCTGCTACGGCTGCTAAGTCTGCATTGGCTTGGATGCAAGCGCACAACGTTCGTTGGGTAGAAACAGAATCTAAGATTTATTCTAAGGAACACGGTTATGCTGGCACCATGGATGGTCTTGCTCATGTTGATAGCTGTAATGATCGTACTTGCTGTAGAAGTTCTTTTCAGAATCATTTATCACTTATTGATTGGAAGTCTAGCAATTATCTCTACATTGAATTCCTTTTTCAAACGGCGAGTTATCAACATGCGAAACAAGAAGAATCCAACATAAAGATTGAAGACCGTTGGGTTTTAAGACTCGGTAAAAACGAAGATGAAGCTGGTAAGTTCGAACCATGGTACATGGGACCAGATGAGTTTGAAGAAGATTTAAATGGGTTCCTAGCCTGCTTGAGACTTACTAGACTAGTGCAATCCGTTAATGATAGAATGAGGGATCAAAAGAAAATACGCAAGGAGATTAAGAAAGAAGAAAAAGCTCTTAAAAAGATTGCTGAGAAAGCCGAGAAAAAGGCTGAGAAAGCTCGTATACGTGCTGAAGAAAAAGCTGAAAAAGAACGCTTAGCTAAGGAACGTAAAGAAGCTGAGCGTGTAGCTAAAGAGGCTGAGAAAGAACGTATCAAAGAAGAAGCACGCAAAAACAGAGAGAGTATTACAAAGACTGTTGTTGCAAGTGAGGTACCTCTTGTACCCACTATTACAGGTATTAAAATGTTCGCAATTCCAGAGGAAAATTAATGAGTGAAGACGAAGGTTTGTTGTAAATGTGATAAGCGTAAGCCCATTACTTCCTTTTATAAAAGAAAAGATCGTAAAATAGGAATAATGTATTGTTGTAAGTTGTGTCAAGATAACAAGACTAAAAGCTGGGCTTCTCGCAATCCTAAAAAGTACAAAGACAAAAATAAAAACGGCCATTTAAAGCACTATCATGGATTTTCCTTAGAAGACTTTAAAGAACTCTCAAAGAAACAAAAACATCGTTGTGCTATCTGTAAAAAGAAAACTAAGCTGTTTGTAGACCATAAACATAAAAGCAAACCAAGAAAAATAAGAGGACTACTTTGCCCCAATTGTAATTTTGCCATTGGACAATTTAAAGACAGTGTAGTTTCTCTAAAAAATGCAATAAAATACATTCAGGAGAATGCATGAGCGAAGAATTAACAGTGTTAAAACCTCAAAGCTTGGCTGTTATGGGAGGTGTAGGTTTAGGAAGTGCTATCTTCAAGACCCGTCCTGCTACTATCGAGCTTGTACCTCGTACCACTAGGCAGACAGGAGCAATCCCCGGTACCTTCCGTAATATGATGACCAACGAAGTCATCGGCATTACAGATGAGGAAGGGAAGGTAGTAAAGAACGAATTCAAAGCTGTGTTGCTTGCTGTACCGCAACCTCAGCGTGAATGGTATAAGAATGATGGCAAGACGTTCAGCGCCGATATGAAGCAATGCTTCTCATTGGACAACGTTCAGCCACATCCTAAGGCGAAGAATCCTCCAGCCATGTTCTGCGCTACTTGTCCCAAGGGTGATATCAACTGGCAGAAGTGGCGCGATGGTGGACGTACACCTGATCTGTTGCCTCAGTGCCAAATGTACTATCACTTGGTATTGGCTGAGCGTAATTCCCAGCAACGTTATTACATGAACGTAAAGGGTAAGAGCGTGAAGCAGTTTAGGGACGCCATGGAAATGCAGATGGGTCCGCTGCTTGAAAAGATGGCTGCTAACGTAGTGATGATTAATCGCAGCCGTGGCTACAAGCTGAATAAGAATACAGGGCAGTTTGACTTTGTTGGTTTGCCTGAGGGAGTTACTGAAAAGCTTCCTGCTGAACCAATGCCTAACATCTTCGACATCTCCTTTACGGTTTATGCAACTGAGGACAAAGATAAGAACCTCATCATGGGCTTTAAAGATTTTGCTCGTATGAAGCCCGAGGATCGTAAGGAGTTTGGTGCGCTGTATCAAGAGTACATGGAACAGCGTCAACAGTTCCAAGAAGCCGCTACACAAGCAGCCGTTACCGAGCAGAAACAAGCTGATGATGCTGTTAGTGAAGTGGTTGACGCTGAATATATTGCGAGTGATGGAAAAGACGCCCCTATCACCCTGTAAGTATGGCCTCAGAACATAGGAAAAAATATCAAAGAGAATGGATTGCTGAACGCAGGGAAAATTGGTTTAAAATCAATGGACCCTGCGTTAAATGTGGTTCTTGGGAAAACCTAGAAATACACCATAGAAATCCAGAAGAAAAAGTATGTCATAGAGTTTTTTCTTGGTCTAAAGCAAGAAGAGATGAAGAATTAAAAAAGTGTGATGTACTTTGTGAAAAATGTCATTTAGAAGTTACTAAAACTCAAATCAAAAGAACACGCCCCATACATCATATACATGGGACAAATACTGAATATCGTCGTGGTTGTAGGTGTGAATTGTGTAAAGAAGCTAAACGTAAGGAAATAACTTTATACAGACTACGACAACAAGCTATGAGTGTAAGAAACTAAAACATAAGTAGATCAGACATGGGTGCGAATCCCATCACCTCCACCATAGACCTTCTGAACGCTGTAAGGAATGGTAACCTTAGCTAGTCTCTAACCAAGATGAAGCAGAAGGTCTATAGAGGGGGTGTCATAGAATCGATGAATACTTTATGGTTAGTGGACACTTCGTTATAGCAAGCCGTTCGATATACGGAATGCAAAACAATAAACGCTAAGAATAACAAGCGTGCTGCTTTCAAGACCTTTGCTCCTAAGGCAATGGCTGTAGCAGCCTAAAGGATAGGGGCTAGCAATAGCCCCTTACCGACTCAGAAAAGAGGATTTAATGGGAAGTCATTACGATACATGGCACAATGAACACCCGGAATTAAAACAAGATACTCAGCAAGCAAATTCAGCAAGCAAACAAGTTCCACAAGAAGAACAAGTTCAATACCAAAAAGCATACGTTGGTGAGCCAAAGGCAGATTTTGATGCTTTAGTACGACGTTTAAACAACCTAGATAATCGGGTTAATAATTTAGAACAACCTGCATCGACTTCCGAATCCCTGTCTGTGCATGGTTTCACATTTCATTTTAAGCCACTGCCTAAACAAGACGTTATGATCAGTGGTGTGAATTCGCCGGGACGTGAAGGTTTGATGGTAGTTGTTAACGATGGGTTGAATGATTTCAGTGTGGCTAAGCTGGAATGGGACCATCAGAAACAAGGGTTTGTTCTCTTTACTGGCAGAGGAGTCTAAGTTATGTTAGTGAATTTTATGGATAGCATTGCATTAATTTTAGCTCTTGGTGGAGCTTTTATGTATGCTTATGTCCAAAATGACACAGGCGTAATATGGGCTGCATCATGTGCAGTGTGGGTAGTAATAGCTATGTCAAGGAATAGGAGTAAATAATACAAATGGATGGATTTTTGAAGGGTGTTGGAACAGTGATAGTTTTTGTTTTGATTGTAACTGTTCTTAGTTTCATATTTGCTTTTCCTACCAAGTGGGCAGTGAATTATGTGTTTGCTCCCTCAGTGCTAACCACAATCTTCGGTGGACCACTGACCGTATGGAAAGCGTGGGCTTTTAATTATCTCTTTGTTAGCTTGTTTGGAAAAGCTAGCAATAGTTCAAAGGATTAGTTTATGTCGTTAGGAGCAATTGTTAACCAGATTGTTAGAAAACGTCTGAAAGAATATAATCAAATGCACGATGCAGATGTGGTTTCTATGGCTAACCTCATTGCTCGTGATGTAGTAAAAGTGTTGCGCCCTACTCCAGAGCATGAATTGTTTGGTGTAAATGAGGGTTTGAATGGAAGAATGCCGACAAAACTGTAATGGACATATTTGAACAGCTAAGCCCTCCAGCAATACACGGTGAACTGGAGGCTGGAAGAGCCGCTTCGGTTAGAAAAGAACTAGTACGCCTTGCTAAATCAATCCAAGTTAGTACTTTCGACCAAGCCACGCTCTTCCATGAGGTACAGACCAACTCTTATTTTCTAAAGTGGGGCTATGCGTCACTTGGGGAGTACGCCACTAAAGAGCTTGGCATTAAAGAACGCAAGGCACAATATCTTGCTAAGATCGTTAAAGTTTGTACAGACTTAGGATTAAACAGAGAAGCATATGAACCCGCTGGCATATCAAAGCTACGCGAGATAGTCACGCTCGATCCTAAAGGATTCCACTTCGACAACGAGGAAAATAAAAATTATCCTCTAGATGAATTAATGGTTGACTTGATCCTAGATGCGCCTGAGATGACTTTACAACAAGTTAAAGACAAGGTAGCAGAATATAAAGGTCAAGTCGGTAAAGAACGTATTGTAATGCGTAACTTTGGCATTACAGAGTCTTGCTGGGAACACACCATAGCCCCAGCGTTGGAGCTTGCTGCACGTAAACTAGGAAGTGCTGGCAGAGATGAAGCAGGTAACGCTGTTGAATATTCAATGGGCGCTAAGCTTGAAATCATCTGCGCTTCCTTTATGCAAGACCCAAATAATTTTATGGAAGACTCAGAAATTCCAAACGAATAGGAAAGTACATGAAAAAATTTTTATCCCCACTAGCAATTATTTTGTTTGCTATTTCCTCATTTGCTCAGTCATTTGATGGACCAGCAAAGCTCCCTGCTCCACCCATGGAAACAAGGATGAGCTTTACTCCTTCTTCCAATTATCCTAAATACGTTGGTCCTACTGGTTCTTTGCTGGCTACATGGCAAAGCGCAGTGCCGGGAGATACGATCCTAGTTGATCCTGCAATCACGTTAACCCTTACATCTAACTTAGCTTTACCTAATGGTAATTGTAGTACGGGACAGTGGATTACAATTCGTACCGCATCAAACATGATTCCTGATGAGTTTACTAGAATTAATTCTAGTTATTATCAGTACATGCCTAAGATTATTATTGCTTCCCAAAGTGCCTCTATTACGGGAGGTTCTTGTACAAGGTTGATTGGTATTGATGTTGGGGCTAGTCCTAATTCCCCAATCGTATATAACCTGTTTAAGGGTTTGGGAACAAACATCATCATAGATCGTTCACATATTCACGGTACTCCTACTACTGAAGTAAATCGTGGAGTGTCCCTATCAGATTCACATAACGTGGCTGTTATTCATTCAGTATTTGATGAATTTCATTGTCGATCTGTTTCAGGTGCTTGTACAGATTCTCAAGCAATTGCTGGTGGTACTGATGCTGTTGGTGGTGGTAACTATTTCATCTTTGAAAATACCCTCTCAGCCGCTGGACAAGAAATTTTGTTTGGTGGTGGAGCATCGGTAGACGTTCCTAGCAACATTGTTATCAAACGTAATTATCTATATAAACCTACACGTTGGAATCCATCTAGCCCTGATTTTGATGGAGGTACAGCAGGCAGTAATGGCATTAAGCATCCATGGTTAGTAAAGAATCACATTGAATTTAAGAATGCTGATTCCGTACTGGTTGAAGGGAACGTATACGAGAACGTATGGGGAGGATTCTCTCAGGTAGGAGCAGCTAACCTAGTAACAGCTAAGAACCAAGCAGGACCAAATGGAACTAATATTTGCCCTGTATGTGCTGTGACTAACGTTACGATCCGCCTGAACAGCATTTCTTATGAAGCTCAAGGTTTCCAAATTGCTTGTGCTGCTTCTGATAACGGTGGGCTTCCTGCTGCTTGTGGAAATTATTCGATCCACGATAATGCTGTAGCTCATCTAGGATACCCTACTTGCTATAATTGCAGTAGCTTTACCAATCAGCTAGGGCTTGGCAGTACGGTGATTATGCAACACGTTCTGTTTAGTCATAACTCATTTCAGAACGATACGATCCTAGCGCCACCAGCAGACCCAGCAGCTTCAACAGCTAGTGCCGTACTGCTTGTTTCAGCTATACCCCCTGCCGTTGGTAGTGCAGGTTACGATATTCACTTTGATTATAACTTGTACGATCCCGGCAATTACGGAATCTACAATTCTGGTCCTATAGCCCCCGGAGGAATTGCTAATTGCTTTAGTGGTACCTATCCTCCAATGGCTATCAAGAGTAAGATTGCACTATGTTGGGGTTCTAACAGTTCATTCGTAGGCAACCAGATTAACCCCACAATTAAGTGGGCGGGTTATCTACCTTGGCCTGATGGAAACTTCGTGGCACCTAGCGTGGCTCCTAGTGCTGGTGCAAATATGACAGCAGTTAACGCAGCTACAGCAGGAGTAAAGCAATAAGATGTCGTTCGATAGATTACCTCCCGAAGAATATCATGCTTTATGCTTGGTAGTATTCGGAAGGGATCATTATCGCTGTAGGCACTGTAAGTATAGACAGAACCTTACAGCACATCATATAATATTTAGATCAGAGGGAGGGCCAGATGCCACATGGAATCTGGTCACCCTCTGTGATAGATGCCACTCAGCCGTTCATCGTTATGAGTTAGAGATATACTCAGACAATGAAGAGGTAGGGGCAGACGGTATTTTAAAGTTTGAACGGGTTAATGGATGGAGGCCCACTTGAATTTCCCTGATACAGTATACGCAACTAAAGCCGCGTACATTGACCCTATAGAGTGTGGGTCAACCGTCGCATATAAGATTGTCTCAACTAGCTATTTTGACGCAACCATAGACTTGACAGATTGTGGCCACAAAATCACTTGGTCATTTCAACCAGAGGATGTTGAGAAGATAGATGCAATCATTGACATCTTCACAGAGTTTCGAAAAGAGCTTAACAAAGCAGCAAAAGCTTGGGCTAAGTTAGAAGCACAGAAAGAAGCAGAGAAGGCGAAAGGCAAGTAGTTTGATAGAGCAATGGAAAGCAGTTAAGGATTTTGAGGGAGTGTACGAAGTTAGCAATCTAGGCAGAGTAAAAAGGATTGCTTTAGGTTTAGGTACTAATGCCAAAGATGGTATACTAAAGCCGGGATTATCCAAAAAAGGGTATCCACGAGTGTATTTATCAAAACACAGCAAAAAGTACACAAAACCACTTCACATACTAGTGGCGCAGGCTTTTATTCCAAACCCTCATAATTTGCCACAAGTAAATCATAAAGACGGAAACAAACTTAATGCTTCTGTAGAAAATTTAGAATGGACTACTCAAAAAGGTAATATGCTTCATTCAGCTAAGCTAGGACTACATGGTGATGGAGTCTATTATGATAAAGGTATGGAGCGTTGGGTAGCACGATATTACTTAGAATCAAAAAGAATAAATCTGGGAACATTCACAACGAAAGAAGAGGCATTAAAAGTAAGGCAAGACGCAGTTAACACATTATAGAAAGGAGTTCCCTGTGGCATTTGAAAGTAGACCTTATCAAAATGAATGTGTAGAATCTATAATCACTAACTGGAAACAGGGAATTCATCAACAACTCATTGCAATGAGTACGGGCACTGGCAAGGCTGTAATCATTGCTCGTGCTATTAAAGAAGTGTGGCCTTTGTTGACCCCGGTGGGCAAGGTGCTTGTATTTGCTCACCGGGAAGAGCTAGTGGATCAGCTTAAAGCCACAATCGAACGTATGAATCCCGGCCTAAAGGTCGGTAAAGAAATGGCAGGAGATTACGCAGATGAGACATGCGACGTGGTTGTTAGTTGTGTTGCATCTATTGGCAGGGCTGGGGCTACTCGACTTGATCGTTTCGGGTATTTTTCTTTGGTTGTATGCGACGAAGCGCATCATAGTATCGCTAGTACGTACTGTAACGTCTTCGCAGTTACTGGAGTCCTTAATCCTGACGCGAAGAATGTACTATTAGGGTTTACTGCTACTCCTAAGAGACGCAACCTTAAGCGTAAAGAGAAGAAGGAAGGGCTCACTTATGAAGAAGAGTCCATCATTGCTCTTAAGAACATTTATAAGAAAGTAGTGTATAGCTATCCTATCCGCCAAGCAATTAAGGATGGATGGCTGGTTCCAATCAGAGGATATCGAGTTAAAACAGATACGAGTTTAGATAATGTCAAAATTACAGCCGGGGACTTTCAACAGGACGATCTTTCTAAGACAGTCAATACCGCAACACGTAACGCACAAGTGGTTGATGCGTGGCTCAACTATGGTGAAGGAAGACAAACAGTTGGGTTTACCGTGGATATCGCACACGCTAAAGCTTTGGCAGATGAATTTAAGAAACACAATGTTAAAGCTGAAGCAGTTTGGGGGAATGACCCTGAGCGTGCCGTTAAGCTGGCTCAACACAAGCAGAGAGAAATAACTGTACTACTTAACGCTCAAGTGCTTACTGAAGGGTATGATGATTGGCAGGTAGCTTGTATCATTGGTGCTGCTCCTACTCAGAGCCCTACCAAGTACCCTCAAGAGATTGGGCGTGGAACCCGCTTGCAAGAGGGTGCAGGTAACTTGCTGGATGCCTTGAATAAAGGCTACGCATTGTCCAAAAAAGACTGTATCGTAATTGACATGGTAGACAACTACAAGAAGAATACCTTGTCTACATTACCTTCTTTATTTGGATTACCTCCTCAGTTTGATTTGGATGGTCAATCGGTTATAGAAGCCGTGGAAGAGATGGAACAGATTCAGGAACAACATCCTGAAATTTCTTTCTCTCACGTTGAAAGCGTGCAGGCTGCTAAAGCGTATTTGGAATCGGTTGATTTGTTCGCTGCTCCTGAACAGAATGAAGAAGTAGAGATGTATTCCCGTTTCACTTGGATGCCTACAGTGGATGGATCATTTATGATATCTATTCCTGAAGCTCCTCACTTGGTAGATCAGAAGAGATTTAGCCAGTATAAGCACGAACGCTGGATCATCAAAGAGAATGAGCTTGGGGAATTTGAAGTGATCTTGAAAGATACTTCCCAAGAGCGTAAGGTGGGAGAATACACTACTCTTGAGTATGCCTTTAAAGAAGCCGACAGTGCTCTAATGCGTTACAGAACAGACCGTATGAAGCCACTGTTACGTAATGCAGAGTGGAAGAGTTATCCCGCTAGTAAAGAAGCCCGTCAATATCTGGCAAAACTAGCAAGGAATAAGAAGTGGTATATTGATTGGTGCTTATGCACTGGGCAAGCAGTGGGTGACCTTTGCTCTGTTTGTAAGAAGAAAAAGGGAGTAACCGCTGGGCAAGTTAGCATGGCTATCAATAAGCTAAAGTCTAAAGGAACAATGTCATGAGGAAACAACGATGAGTGAGTCGAAGCGCGAGACGCCAGCGCCCTGCCCAACGTGTCGCAGTACGGACCCGATAAGTGAAACCTGCAACGATCAATTCCATTGGTCAACGATGAATCACACTGTATTTCTGGCGCAACTATCTAAGCGGGAGACGCCAACGCCACCGGACTCAATTCATCCCAGACGAGAATGGGTAGAACTGGCTGAGTTGCGCGAGAAACTGGCGACCGCCGAAGCCCAAAATAAGCGGTTGGCGGAGGCGCTGGAGCTTATTGCACGCTATAGCTTAGACGAGTCGCCGCAGCAAACTCGAATCATCGCTAAAAATGCGCTGGCGGAACTGGAGAAACAGCAATGAATGTAGAAGAGGTTAGCCAAGCTCAGCTTGATATTCTTATAAAGTGTGCTCTGGATTTTCCAAAGTTCTCTACTGCGGAGATTCCAGAAGATCACCCTCATCACCCGATAAAAGGTGACTACTACAACAAAGTAGGTCAGGATGTAAGGCATCTTGAATCATTGGGGCTGGTAAGCGATATCACACATGAGGAAGAGAAGAGTACTAATACCATTAAGCTAGCTGAAGCCGTGAGCGGGTACCGATACAAGGTGTACGAGATTACGGACTTGGGTACGTTGTTGTTTTTGGCTTATGCCAAAGATTATAAAAAGGAGACTGAATACAAGAACAGCATTAATTAACTTATGAGCAAAATCGAAGATAAAATCGTTAGTCTGATTAAAGAAGATGTTCTTAACAGCCCTCAATATAATTCAGACCTTGAACGTAAAGGAATTCTCTACGATCCTGAGGGAATGCCTAATAGTGAAAGGGCTATTGATGAAGCTGAAATAAATAACCTAGTGGTTAAGTTTCCCACCTCTCACGAATTGTTTGTAGACATTGATAATGAGCACAGTTTTATTCTGTTCCAATATCAATTTACGTTGTATACTAGATTTATAGACCCAGAAGCTACATATGCTGTAACTCCTTCAAAGAGTGGTTTGCCAAAACGTCATATTGTGGTGACTTCTCCGCAGATGGAATTCAGCGAATTTGAAAGAGTTGCTTATCAGGCTATGCTGGGCTCAGATCGTACCCGAGAATTGCTAGGAGCAGTGCAAGCAGCAAACGATGACCCACACCCTACGTTGTTCTTAGAACCAGCACCAATAGCTTTACCAGCAGCCCCAGAGATGTTACAATTAGGAAGTGGAAGTCTCGGGGATATTGCACGCGACCAAAACAACATTCTTACAGAAGATGAAATTCCGTTTTAACTTAAAATGAAGATAGAAAAAGGTTTATGCCAATGTGGATGTGGACAAAAAACCATTGTTTCCACAATAAACAGAACAGATAGAGGTTGGATTGCCGGGGAACCTAGAAATTTTCTTAAAAATCATCAAAATAGAAAAAGAAATGTTCCCATTGAAGGTTATATTGTTGATCCGATAACTAACTGTTGGATTTGGCAACTTACTTTAAATAATAAAGGTTATGGGCGTATAACATACAAAGGAAAAGTTACCTACGCTCATATCCATCACTGGGAAAAAATTAATGGCCCTGTACCAGAAGGTTTAGAATTAGATCATACCTGTAAAACCAGAGCATGTGTAAACCCTGATCATTTAGAACCTATTACTCATGGAGAAAATTTAAGAAGAAGCAAGAGAACTAAACTTTCCCTTGAAATGGCTGAAGAAATACATAAATTAAATGCACAGGGCATAGGGTATAGACGCTTAGCAAAAATGTTTGGTGTGCATAGAAGTACCATTTGTCACCTAATTACAAAGAGGAACTGGAAAGATGTCGAAACCAATACCGCCAGAATTACGTAATAGTGCAGCCCTTCAGTACGTAATTTCTAAAGGCTGGGAATGGGAAGGGCCTAGTTCTGGTCAAATAAAACTTAAAGAATGCCCTTTTTGTCATTCAAATGATTATAAGTTCTATATGAATGTGGACGATTCTACCCTTAATTCAAGGGACGGATTGTATATGTGTTTTAAATCCTCATGCGGCGAGACAGGGAATCTTATAAAGCTTAAGGAAGCTACAGGTGGGCGCATCGCAGGAGTACAGTCTAGAAGTGATTGGGCTGGAAAAAAAGATACCCCTGATGAGCTTCCCGATTTCGAACTATGCCATGCCAACTTGCTTGGCGATGCCGAAGTCATGGATTATTTAATAAACGTGAGAGGATACACGGAAGAAGTTATCCGCAGACAAAAGTTAGGTGTAAAAGAGAAAGTTTTTTTTAGAGAAGCAGGGGAAACCAAAGCACTTGTATATCCGTACTTAGTCAACGGTAATATTGTTTTTGCTAAGTATCGTACCGTACCTCCTGCCCCTAAAGACTTCGCATGTCCTAAGGGCTGGGATGCCCCACTATATAATGGAGAAATACTCAGAGAAGGAATTAGAGAACTCATCTTCGTTGAAGGCGAGGCTGATTGTGTTGCTTGCCTCTCAAATGGGCTGGATAACGTCGTTGGAGTACCGGGAGCTAATGTCAAGAAAGCAGCTTGGATTGAAACCCTTGATCAAATATCTCCAGAAACAATCTATATCCTCTACGACAATGACAAAGCAGGACAAAAAGGTGCTCAAGAACTTGCTTCCCGCATTGGAATTGATAAGTGCCGAAAAATTGTTCTCCCTAGTTTTACCGTTACAGTGGATGGAGAACAAAGAAGTGGTAAAGACATTAATGAGTGGTTCCAGTACGGGGAAGGAACCCTTGAAAAGTTCGAAGAGCTAAAGAAGAAAGCAAAGCTGTTCGATGTGACAGGAGTTACTTCCAGTAAAGATGCACTGGAACAACTGGAAGATGAGATTAACGGTAAAAACGATCTAGCTCCTAAGTATGTTAGTCAATACCCTGAATTAAACAGGCTCATTGGATTTGAAGACGGTGACATTGTAGACATCGTGGCTCCCGGTAAGATTGGGAAGACCACATTCGGTCTTAACCTGATTGATCATATGGTTAAGACATACGGTGAAGACGGGCTAGTTGTGTGTTTAGAAATGACTCAGGCACGACTAGCCCGTAAGTGGGTGAGCATCGTTACAGGCTTTGAAGACACCCTTACAGTCCCCGGCACAGAAGAATCTAAAGCCAAGCTGGAAGAGCTTAAGGGTGCAGTAGCAAAAGCCCGAGAGATTCAACAAGAACGTCAAGCAGATTTATACTTTGCTTATCCTCAACTAGTAAAGGAACCTGAAGATGTTTTCAAACTCATCCGTGATTGCATTCGGCGCTATGGCGTTAAGTGGGTTATGTTTGATAATTTGCAACGCTTGTGCGACGATACTCTTAAGCACCAAGGCCATAGAACCATCCACCTCTCCCAGATCAGTAAGGGTTTTGCTAAGCTTGCTAAAGATTATAAAATAAAGCTAATCCGTATCGTACAGCCTAGGCAAATAGAGCAGGGTGAAATCATTTCCTCACGAAGCGTAGATGGCTCTTCACAGATTGAGAAAGATTGTGACGGTCAAATACTGCTGTGGAGAAAGAGCTTGCATAACCCTAAGGCCAGCTTGTATGATGATGAGCAAAAGCATGGAGAAGAAAAGGAAGAAATCTTTGATCCTACAATGAAGGTCACTGTTTCTCTTTCTCGCTATTCTCCCGGTGGTTGGTGTTGGTTGCAATTTGATGGGGCTCGTTCTACAGTTCTATCAAAGCCTAAAGAAGTAAAGCAAGTGTTTAACGATATACTAAATCTAGGACAAGGAATACCCGAGGAAAAAGTAACAGTATGAACCCGAAAAAAACTCTTAGTGAGCATATTTTAGAATTTGTTAATATGAAAGCCACTTCCCCTACACCTAAATTTTTCTCTAATGATTTGCTTACTTTCATTAAAGAGAATAGCTCATTTTATCCAGCACCCGGATCAGCCGACCGCATTATGCGTAGACTGCGACAGGAAGGCAAACTTAATTACAATGTGGTAGAACGTAAGCAATCACTTTATGAAGCTTTGCCTATTGCTGTAACACCGGAGGAAAATTGATATACATCGGTATTGATCCCGGCTTGGGAGGAGCAGTAGCAGCCATAGATGGCACGAACGTAAAGCTTTATGATGCTCCTACAGCCATTGTTAAAGGTACCAAACGGGATTATATAGTTCACGAAATGGCTGCTATATTGCGTAACCTAGTCCCCTACGAAGAAGATGCTGCTCATATTGTTATTGAAGCAGTACACTCGATGCCTAAACAGGGTGTGGCTTCTTCGTTTAGCTTTGGTAGGGGACTAGGTTTGTGGGAGGGGGTTGCGGCGGGACTGGGAATACCTTATACTAAAGTAGCTCCCCAAACATGGAAGAAGGCGATGATGCCTGATATGAACCGCGAGAACAAAGATTCATCACGTATTATTGCTACAAGGTTATTTCCTAATGCGGTTGATATGCTGTCACGTAAGAAAGATGAAGGTAGAGCCGAAGCTTTGCTTATGGCCGAATATGGAAAGAGATTCTTGAAAGTATAAATGTCCGGTAGTGAAAGTAGATATTTGCACGTTTACAATAACGTGACCGCTCTCTATATCTCAATTAGAGAGTCACAGCAATACCGAGGCTTGCCTATTAAGCGTGCGGCGTTGCGTGGTAATGGTGAGGTACCCGCTGAAGCTGTTGATTTTCTATGTGATGTAGAACTCAAAGCCAAGCGTGTACTATCAAGACCATTGTTCGAATTATACACACAGGGCACCGAATTGCCCTTATCATACAAAAACAAACTCGGGGAAGTGTTTGCTAAGTACCGACTATCAATCAGTGGGGATTATAAAACCCTCTACTTTCAAACACGAAAAGCAATGGAGAACACAGGAGACACAGAAATACAACCTCCCCACATTGCCCCTTCTCTAGAAGAACACGATAGGAAGGATAGATGAGTCTAGACATTAGCTTCAACCAGATATTCGCCTTGTCATTTGGATTTTGGCTTGGAATGTTTGCTGCTCGATTTGTAGGATTGGCATTGATGGAGATGTTTGCTTTTATCTCAGCATTGCTGTTAGGACCAGTTGACGATGACAACACCGACACTCAATAACGTAGAAGAACCAACACCACAAGAATTAAAAGAAGTGCCTGCTCCTAGAAAGATTACGGAGCGAGAAATTCGCAAGCTTCGTCGCTTATATATCACCGTAGTACACGGTAAAGTGAGGGCATGTGGGCATGGTTTTAATCCCAATACTACTCCTAGCCATTATAATTGTTTGGACTGCTGGGAAGCCTATTTCATGATGTCAACCGACACGGCTGCTATTCATGACGATTTTATGAAAGGTGGAAAGCAAGCCCTTATCAATGCGTATGGAGCTAAGTTTGTTCGCCATTTTAATATATTTTTAAATAACCAGATGATGAAATATGAACAAGACTCACGGAATGTCGAAAACCCCGGAATGGAAAGCTTACAGCCGAGCGAAGAACAGATGCCAAAATCCGAATAGTAAAGATTATAAAAACTATGGAGGTAGAGGTATAGAATTTAAATTTTCTTCTTTTGAAGAATTTTTTTCTGAAGTTGGATTAAGACCTAACCCTAATATGCAGCTTGATAGAATAAATAACAATAAGCATTACGAAAAAGCTAACATACGTTGGGCTACAAAATCAGAACAAATGTTAAACAGAAGGAAGTATTTTCATAAAAATAGAAGAAAATCTAAAGGATATTCTTTTGATAAGCAAACAGGAAAGTATCGCTCAGCTATATACATCGGCGGTAAAAAGATAGACCTAGGGAGATTCAACACTAAGAATGAAGCTGCCTTAGCATATAAAAAGCAATTACAAAGGGTTGAAGAGGAAAACAATGAGCAATCTGCTGATGTTCAACAAGAAGGGCAAGGCAGTAGTAACAACGAGTGAGGAAGTAGCCGTACAAAATGCTCTAGAAGAAGACTCAGGGCAAATCCCCACTAAAGACATCCTTGATATGGTTTCGGAAGCCGCTGATGACGTAGAAGAGCTTTTAGTCATGGCGCGAATGAAGGATGGCACGTTGAACATTGCAACAAACTCATTAACCTTTGAAGATATGCTTGCTCTCATAGAGCGTGTTAAATTTTTGGTTATGATGTCAGATGCACAGCAGATGGAGGAACAGCAACCGCTTAACTTATAATGGCTTTTAATGCAAAAGAGTATGGTAAGAAATACAGGCAAGAGCACAAAACGGAAATAAAAGCTTACCTTGCAAAATATCGAGAAGAGAATAAAGAACGCCTTGCTAAAAAGAGAAAAAAGTTAATAGCTTCTGGGTATTTTGAAAAGAAAAGACTATTGGTTAAAAAGAAACATAGAGCGAAGTTAATAGTGGATAGTAAACGATGGGAGTGTACTAGAAAAAATATAAAATTTAATTTAGCTGTGGAAGATATAGTGCCATTACCAACTCACTGTCCAATATTAGGTATCAAAATAAATTACTTCAACAAAGTAATTTCAGACAATAGCCCTTCATTAGATAGAATCATACCAAGTAAAGGCTATGTTAAGGGCAATGTAAGAGTCATCTCTGCATTAGCAAATAGAATAAAATCAAATGGTACCATTGAACAATTAGAAAAAGTATTACGATACATGAAAGGCCAATAGAGCATTGGGTTTCGGAAAAAAGAAAGAGAAAGAAGAAAAGCAAGTAGAGGTAGTTAAAAAGCCTCAGACTGATCTTGAGAAATTCGAGACGCTTTTCGCCTTGTCAGCCAAACTAGAC